CGCCGGAAGCGATACCCTGTGATAGCTGAATGATTGCGTTCTCAGCTTCCTGAGCTGTTGCACCGGATACTGCAAACCCCTGATTGATAATAGTGGTCAGGCGGACTAAATCTTCCGCGCTGGTGTTGTACGCCCTGGTTCCTCGCTCAAGTCTGGCGTAAAGAGTCGCCGTGCCGTTAAGGGATGACTGGGTTGCTTGTGAAACATCAAAGATCCGCTGCATAACTTCGGTCTGCGTCTCTCCAGTACGAACCGAGTTAGCTACCTTGTTATTTAGTTCAGTCCAGGCATCGGCGTAACTCGCAACCTGTTGCACAGAAAGCGCCGCGAACAATCCCTTGGCAACGCCAGAAAGGCTGGACATTGTTCGTTCCATCGATCCAATAGAGCGCTCTGTCCTGTTTACACTGGCCTCAAGTCGCCCCATGTTCCCGCTAAGGCCATTTAGCATTGACTGCAATTCACGACTACCAGCTGCTAACTGAGATGTGTCAATGCCAACCTCATAGATAATGCCGCCAACTGTTTCTGCCATTATTTTGCTCCTTTGCTTTTAGCGGCCTTTCTGGCGGCTTTCTCTTTCATTTTCTGTTTATTCAGCTTAGCCCGCTCATAAGACGCATCATACTGCTCGCGCGTCATGCCTTCCGGTTCCGGGTATTTTGATTTTATCATCTGCTGATACTCGGTCATGGTCAGGTCTTCGGCTTCCTCGCGGGTGATTCCGAAATGAGTGCGAGCAGAGATGATGTAATCCGACATTCTCAACTCACTGGTTGTGCGCTTTTGGTTTTCCGAGCGCTGAGGAACCTTGAGCGGAGACTTGCCGATGATGCCATGATCCATCAGGTTTCGAGCAATAATAATAATGTCATTTACTGGCATTCGTCCGGTGACGTACTTAACACCGCGCGGAGTCGGCTTCCATGATCCAATGAGCACCGAGATATCATCATCGCAACAAGACTGCATGATGAGACAGGCGGCGCTGAGCACTTTCTTGCCATAAACAGGACGTGACAGGATTTTTGCAATCTGAATCTGCGCGCCATACGGCATTGACTGAATGGCGCCGAGTATGGCAGCGTATTCATACCCATTAAGCGTAGCGTACAGCTCGACAATCTCTTTCGGTGAGCCAAGCTCATTCATCGCCGCAAATGATGGTTTGAAGAAAAAAGACTTGTCATCCAGGGAGATGCGCATCTCTCCTATTTCTGTTAGCGGTGTGCGTTGTCTCATGTCTAAATCCTGTTTTCACAATGACGTAATTATACCATTGACAGGTGGCGCAAGACTGACGTAGATTGAAAGCATAAGGTGATTGAGGGTTTGACATATGAACGAGACTGATGCTGATTTGAGATTTTACATCGACCTTTACATTGACCAGGGTTACACCTATGAAGAGGCCCGTGTAAAGGCGATTTTGTTGCTGGCGAAGATTGGCGTAGTGGTGGAGGATAAGAGATGAGCACTGATTACAGCAAGATGAGTGATTTTGAGATTAATTTGCGTGTTGCAGAGATTGTGGTCGACTACGACTGCATATCAAGACTCCCATATAATGATATGGCTGTGCATTGGGGTGACGGCGCGAATTGGCATGCTTTTAACCCATGTAAAAACCCGGCAGATGCATGGACGATAATCACCGCAAATAAAATAAGCATTTACGCAATGAGCGAAAATGATGGTAGAGGCCGTTGGGGAGCAGAAGCATTTTACCTCAATGAGTCATATCACTTTAATGACAACCCACTCCGAGCTGCAATGATAGTTTTCCTGAAAATGCAGGAGTCCAAAAATGCCAGTTAACAAAGACGATGAAGATGTGATATCTGCATATGCAGGACAGCGCATCGACATAAGCTACGCGATAGCAATTCACCTGAGGCGCTCTGAGTTTATTGCTAATCTTATTTTGTGGGGCATTAAGAACAAGACGAGGAAAGCATGAGAATAGCGCTTATTCAGGATTATGATGTTTTGAAGTGCCTTGGTAAAATGCGCAATGGTGAACCTACATATTACGTTAGAAATCTGCTCTCTTACACGTATAAAGGAATAGATACGCCATCAGTGCTGAGGAAATTAAAGGATATGGAAAAGCGAGGATTAGTAAAAAGAGTTCGTAGCGATTTCTTCCTCAATAATATTAGCTGGACATTAAAATAAACCCCCTTTCGGGGGTTTTTTTATTGCGTGACGGTAACAACACACTTGGTGGAGTCAACGTAATCAGGACTGGTTGCCGAATCCATCACGCGGCAGAAGTACGTACCAGCATCACCTGCGGCAGCATCGTCCTTGGTGAACGTGTCGGTAGTAGCACTGCTGATCGGCGAAGTGCCTTTATACCATTGGTAGGTATAAGGCTCGACACCGCCAGCTGCAACTACCGGGCCGAGCGTCAGAGTGGCGCCAGTAGCAACGCTTTTGGTTGCACTGATATCAGTGGTCAGCGTCAAATCTTCGATGCTCGACACGTCAACGGTAGAGCCATCATACGGCTTAAATTCAACCGAGCCGGTGATGATGTCATTGGTGCCGCCATCGTAGCTCAGTGCGGTAATGTTGCAGTAAGCAACGACAACGGTATTACCAGTGGTCTGGCGAACCCACAGTGACGGCTGGCGACGAGCTTTTACTTCGGTTACAAAGTATTTGATGAGGTTATGCACGCCATACTCATCAGCCTTGTCAGCCTTGCGAACTTCAAAATCACCGGAAATGGTGAGGTCTGCGGTAGTGACCAGCGTTGCGACAAAGCCATCGCCATCATCAGCCTCTGAGGTAGTGGTGCTTGGGCTGAAGTCGACGCCTTTTGAGGTCATGGGAGCAAAAAACTTCCAGTCTTCCTCTGCTGGCACAGCATCCCAGCAGCCATCAGCCAGCTCGATGAGCGACTGGCGACCTGTGATGATGCCGTTATCATTTGCACAAATAGCCATGTTTAGAATCCTCTCTGTTTAGCTAAACAATCGCATTATATCATGTTGACAGGTTTTTATTGGTGGTGTAGATTAAATGGCAGATAGTTTTCGTAAGCGACTTTGCGGGTTTTTAGAAACTGACCACAAAGATAAATGCAAACGAAGAAATGTATCTGGCAGTAGCCTAACGGCCAAACACCAGCAAGGTCTTCCGACTCCTTGTCAATGAATTCGGCGCACTGGCCCGGTGTGATTAATAATGGGCACACAACAGGTAAGAGCATTGTCAGGTAGCTTCAGGGGACACGCCCGCACTGGTGACGACCTATGCGCAAAAGTACGTGTGGTAAGTCCTGGAGTGCTCTTTCCGTTGTGGTAATGCGGCTATGCGCACGTGGCAAGGTAGAAATATGCTCCTTTTGTGGGTATGCCTGCTGGATTTACCGACCAGCAACCTGGAGGCACCAGGGCCACAACAATAATTCGAATCCTGTCGCGGGAACCATATTCGGTGAGCGCAATGATACAAATCCAAAAAATCCACGATGATTACTGGCGCATAGCTGACAAAAATAACAGCAGGATTGCTGGTATATCAAAGGTCGGGAAGTGGTATGTTGTCGCAAATGCTAATGGGCGATATGATGCCCGATTCGAATATCTTGGCGATGCCATTGATTATTTATTATGTAGTAATGACTACTAAAAGCCGCTCATCAGCGGCCTTTTCTATTCACCAAAAACAACCCTCAGCAACAACTCATAAACAGGCCTTTTCTCTGTCGTAAGCGTAGGGCGACCAAGCGGCGCCTGCAACTGAATCATGCCAATACAACTATCAACTGGATGCTCCTTGATGTATGCGATGACATCAAGCGCTTTTGCTTTTGTCTCCTCGATGTTGTACTGGCCCTGCTGTCCGACAACGTAGAGCGAAAAATAATAATCATTGCTGAGGTCTTTGCTTACGTTCGTACCGCCATTGGATTGCAGCACCATAAACCGATCGGTGCCAACTTCGGTATCGTTCCAGAACTCAAGCTGAGAAGTCCACCCATCATAAAGACCGGCATCGCTAAGGTACTGGTCAACAAGCTCAAGCATATCTCTCATTTTAGCGTCATCTCTTTTTTAATTACCTGATCGACAAGCTCGCGTGTGTTTTCGCCAGCCTTGAGAAGGAATTTAGGCTCGCCGCTTTTATCCCACACGTTACCCTTTCCTTTGAGTCTCCCTGTGCGTGGCGTGTTCGTACCCAGCAGTTTACCTGGTGCATTGTGGACATACAGGGCATAATTAGCTGCATACCCAATCTTGCCAGTTATGCGAGTGCCATTAACCTCAACAGTATCATACTGGCTGTTTATCAGCACCGATGTAGCTACTGGCGTCATGGAAGCCGATTCAGTCCTGATGATATAGTTGGCGGCTTTTATTGCTGATACCGCCTTCTCGCCAGTAATCTCACCGACTATCTGCTGGGTGCGCTTAATCGCCTGCTGGATACCTCGCATTTTGGCGGCCATTATTTTATCCAGTAGTGCAGTTGCCAAATGGGTTCAATGCCTAATCTCATTAAGTCAAGATTAAGCTGCGCGCATCTTAAAAGGCTCTCTCTTCTGCTCATGCATTACCCCGTTACCAGCGCAAAATCAGGCAGGTCGTTGCGGTCTAGCGTATTGCCGTAATTCACGACGTTTCTAATCTGGTCAGCTCCAGCGGCCAGCGGGTCAGCACTGGTAATGGTGCCAAGCATGATGAAGTCGCCAACAGACGCATCCTGGTATTCCGTCCAGAATGTGTTTTTCTGTGCAATCTCATTGCCAGCTGTGCCGGTGGTCAGATTCTTATCGAAGCCATAATCACACATGATGGGCTCTGGCGCGGCGAATGTTGGCTTGCCATACTTATCCTTGCCAGTAAGCCGCCAGATTGTGCATGGCTGCGTATAGCTCCATCTCGCTATCGCTGACATGGTGCGGCCTCAAGAGTATAAATCCAGCGCGGAACAGGAAGGCGCAGCAATACCAGAATAACCAGCAGCGGCATGCACCATTTACGGATTGCGATATTTACAGTTAATGTTGACGTTTTCATCTGCACTTACTCCCGGTGACAACACGAAACCACGGCTTTGCTGCCCCATCAGGCTCTTCCACAAGGTCGCCTGTGCAGTCTGCCGTATCGAGTAGCTTCATCTGATTGTAAAGGGCCATCCACGGCTTACTGCCATAGCCAAATGACTGCGACGCACCAGATGGCGCCCGGTGGCTGGTTATGTATCTTCCGGCTGTATTTGAGGCGATAAGGATTGAGGCCCATAGCAGAATTGCATCCTGCCTACATGTGTCTTCAGGGTAATTAAGCTCAAGACACTCTGTGATGCTCGCCACCAGACACAGGATTCCCGTTGCGTCTGCTGTGGTGATAGTCACGCCTCTTGACGCCATGGCGGCGACAAGTTCACTTGCTGTCGGTGCTGCCATTCTTTTTGCTCTCCCGAATCTTCCACCACATCTCAAAAAGGTTTTTTGCCACCAGTGACAGCGCGCCAAGTATAGAGGCTACCGCTGCCCACTCGGTAATCGAATGGGGGATCATTGAGGCAATGTATGATTGTGCGACCGGCGTCTGCTCTGCCACCTTCAGGCCAAGACCCGTGCCGATGGAGGTATAACCGGCTTTGTCGATTACCTGGCCGACAGTGCCACTAATTATCTGGTTTGCGGCGTGCTGAAGCGCGTCTCTCATTAATTATTCTCCGAATGATGAACTTCCAGCATCTGTACACCTGAACCAGCGAAAGCGCCATGACGATAACGCCGATTGCTATATCCAATTTCGCCGCCTTACGTTTTTCAGGACGGAACAGCGCGGGTTGAGTGTTGTTGGTTTAATTTTATCATAAAGTGTTGACGTAGATTGAGGGTGTCGCTATAGTGATGACGTAGAAACAACAATAAATGTTAGGGGTGATGAAGATGTTTGATGTAGACAACCAAGCAGAAGATAAGGCAAAACTGATTGCCGCCGTTTCATGCAGCCTTGCAAACTGCCTCCATGAGCAAGAATATCAGGCTGTTAAATTATGCATCGTTGAATTTATGTCAGCAATTGAAGTGCCAGATGAGGAGGTCGTTGACATTTTGCTATCAGCTGCCGGTATGAGTGCGGAAGCTGATGAGGTCATTGATGAGCTTGTTGAGGAGTTTGGTGGAATTTTTCAGAATGGAGAATCACAATGATCCGCCACGAAATCCGAAAAGAAGACCTGAAGGCGTGGGGCAAGTTCAAAATCAAGCTGGCATTAATTGTTATCGGATTCGCTATTGCCAGTGCAATCTGTTTATCAAAGTGAGGAAAAGATGACATCTCTCGGAAAAATTTACTCAGACAAAGAAACTCGCGGCGGAATCGTGGTCAACAAAGGTTATCAGGTTCCTGTCGATCAGCTTTATCTTGAGCCGGGATACAACATCCGCGAAGCCGATGAGCAGCACGTTGAATACTTCGCGCAGTGCTGGGAATCAGGCCAACCAATCCCGGCGTTAACTGTTATTCCTGATGCTGACGGAAAGAGAATCAAGATTCTTGACGGCCAGCATCGTTATCTTGGCGCACTGCGCGCCATTGAGCGCGGCGTACCAATTGTGCGCATTGAGTGCAAAGACTTCACCGGCGATGAAGCGGATAAAATCGCCTTCATGGTGTCATCCAGTCAGGGTAAGCAACTCGACCCGCTTGAGCGTGCAAAGGCTTATGTGCGCCTGAAGGGGTTCGGATGGACGAATGAAGAAATCGCCAAAAAAGTAGGCCGCTCAGTTTCTGATGTGCAGATGCATCTGTCACTTGGTGATGTGCCTGATGCTATCAAGCAACGCATCAATGCAGGCCAAATCAGCTATGCCAACGCCGTTGCAGTCGCACGTGAGCATGGCGATGATGCCGTTAACGTTATTGATGCTGCTGTTGAGGAAGCGAAAGCGCAGGGCAAAGATAAGGTGACGGCGAAAACGCTCAAGGCCAAAAAAGTTAAGCCGATTGACCGCCTGATTCAGTTGCTGAAAGAAGCAGATCACATGGTTGTTGCTGAGGGTCACGTGGCACAGGAAACAGAAGAATTTTTGCGCCTTCCCTCTGCTGAACTGAATGAAGTGCTGGCGATTCTGGAGAAGCTGTGATGATTACAATTGGCACTGTTGCAAAAAACATAAAAGAAGGCGATCACATCCTAATGCGAGACGGCGTGGCTCGCCAGGTGGAGAAAATTCACTATCAGGAGGACATAATCGCATTTGAAATGAAGCGTTACGAAGAAAAAACAAGGCATTTCTTATTTTATGATGAATGCGCAAATGTGGTGGAGAGTTGGTAATGAAACCCGAACAATTCATAGAGAAAAACCTGCGCGAAAAACTGCCAGGCATCGACAACGCGGCTATAGAGGCTGCGTTACAACACTATCGACAATGCCGAAGCGTTACCGGAAAATCATTTGATGAGATGCTGTATATCGCAAAGCAACATTACATCAAGAACAAAAAATAGCAGTTATTCCGATGAGGATTTAGTGATGAAAAAGAATGGCGTTTTTACTCAGAATGATGGCTCAAAAGTTGCCCATCTTGGCGATGGTTACGTCGGCATTACAGCTGGCTATTGCCATGGTGAAAAGTTAATAGCTTTTGCGAATAGCATAAATCGAGGCATTCCCGGCGATAAAATTAATGATACTGATGATCCTGAAATTTACATCACATTTAAAGATAACGCCGCAATCCAGCGGCTGATTGATAATCTCATTCAAATTCGCGACCATAAGTAAACAAAGCCCCTTTCGGGGCTTTTCTTTTATCACGGAAGATAAGCGTCATCCTCAAACCACGAAACGTAAGCATTGATATTTTGTGCCGCAGTATCCAGTGACGTAATGCGCAACAGATAGGTGGTATTAGGCGCCATGATGACCTGTTCACCGAGTTTTGCCTGCGAATTACCCTGCCCCTGGTTTGATGCGTTCCCTTCACTATACGTCGCGGCCACCGTCAGCTGGCCGATACTTGTAACCGTAGAGCCAGTAAGAAGCTGCGCTGTTGCAGTATGCGGCGCGATATCATTTGGGTTATTAATCTCCGCAGCGGTGCCGCCAGTGGCTACGGCTCCACGGTAGATTGACGCTACGACACCTTTGCCGGTGTAACCAATGATGCGCTGATTAAAAACGACCTGTTTTGAGCCGGTAATAAAAATGCTGTCAAGGTTAGCCCCGCCAGCAACATCGGTCACGCGGCGCGATGCGGTGAATAACTTCCCTTGCTTGTTGGCAAGCTCAGAGTAGGACTGCGCGACAACCTGACTTGATGGCACTGATGTATCGGCTCGCCACACCAGGACTTTCAGGGATGCAACGCCAGCAGGAAGCTGTGACTTGATCACCTTCAGTCGCAATGCCACGCCATAATAATTATTGTTGTTGACGTCAATCCAGAAATCACCAGATGCAAACGGCGATACCATTACGGAAACAGAGCCGCTTGTTAATGGCTCATAGCCGCCGGAAGAGTTTAATGGCACAATCTGCACCTGCAATGCAGTCCAGTCTGCTGACATGGTTTCGCTAAGCAAAATCTCTCCGTCATCCGGAGTTGTGTTTATTTCGTACCTGACAGCCATGATAACCCCCAATAAAAAACCCGCTTGTTTGCGGGTTTATTTTACTTGGTTTTCTTTGCCTTTGGCTGCGATTCTTGCGGAGTTGCAACTTCCAGAATTTTCTCACTAACCGGGCGAAGTTTTGACTCAATGTGCGGGCTTGATTCGTCAATCATATCGCCAATAGCAAGCTCACGCAGGCGACCGTCTTTATCCTTGACGAAGATTCCGCTGGCGATTACTTCATATTTAGCCATGATAAATACCTCTATTTTGATGTTGATTAATTATAACACATCAAATGTAGATGTGCTAAGATGGCAAAACCAAATCAGCAAGGATTACACCATGACTACAAGAAAAGAACTGGCAATTAAAGCCAGAGAGCAGGGATTAAAGCAGTTTGTCTGCACTGAAATACCATGCGCAAAATGTGGTTGTGTCACCTTTTTTACTGCTGGTGGAGGAAGATGCAAGGACTGCTTGTATGAGTTCACCAGAGCCAAGCGCGCAACAAGTGAGGGTCAGGAAAGGGAGCGCATTAGCCGGAAAAAATCATATGATAAATATTACTCCATACCTGAGAACAGGAAAAAGAAATCAGAAAAAGACAAAGCCTACATAAGCCGCGTAAAGTCTGACCCTTCTAGGCGAGAGGTGTTCCTGGAGAAGAAAAGAAAAATTTATCGTAAATGGTATTACTCAAAAAATGGCAACAAAAAGGCACTGCAAAACGTAAGGCAATGGATGATAGATAACCCACATCATTTATTCCTCAGGAAGTCACTGGAAAGAATGGATATCAAGATCGGCACTGTTCTTTCTGATTCAAGAGTGGATGAAGTGCTTGGGTACTCAAAAGATGAATTCATTAACCATATAGAATCAACTATGGAACCATGGATGAGCTTTGATGATAGAAGCTCCTGGCATATTGACCATATTCTTCCTGTGAACTGGTTTGTTAAGAATGGGCTTGTGTATCCAGAGCTAGTTAACTGCTTGCATAACCTTAAAGCTGAGCCAGCCGAGTACAACTTCAAAAAGAACAGTCGATGGCTAAGGGATGATATTACAGAATGGGAGTGGTGCTATATGCTTCAGTGGATGGTATATGGCGAGATAAGATATAAAGAAGGGGGCTAACGCCCCCTTTATCAATTACAATGCGGTTTGTGTTCCATATGCGTTGAATACCTTGCTTCGACCCGCAAAATCCTTTTTAATTTGCAAGCCCATAGCAGCCCAGGTCAGGAAGTTAAAGTTAGCGTGAGGCGTGGTACGCGGCTCTGCATAGGTAGATACCGGCTGAGCGACGCGAGGGCGAATATACAGCGCATTCTTCACATAGCCGACGAAATGGTTCCCGGTCAGTTTGAAGTTGGTGCCGATAGACGCGATGCGGCCAACGTTGCCTGTTTTGCCGAATGCGAGGATATAATCCTCAATGGTGCCGCCTTTGAAGCCTGCCGCGTTGGAGTACGGACGGCTGAAGGAACGGCGCACAGACGGAGAAACCCACAGAGTAACCGGCTCGAACACGTTCTGCGCATCCAGAACAGCCTGGAAATCCTGGTTGAAGAACTTAACGATTTCATCAGGGGTTGCAGTTTGCAGGTCGATGTTCAGCGCTCCAGCACCGGAGGCACTCAGGTTAAGCTGCACGGTGTTCGGGTGGTTGGTGATGCCGTAAGCAGTATAAACACCGTTTACGTTCAGGCTTGCATCGCCGACCAGCAGATAATCCGCCATGTCTGCGCGCAGGTTGAAGGTGGTGCTTTCCTGGTCATCAATCAGCGGGTCGAACCCTTCAGACTGCATACCCAGCAGCTCGCGCCACTCGCGGCCATAACCTGTTTTGAAGATCGGGATTACATCGCCGCTGTAGGAATAGCGGGTTTTATCCAGGTCTTCAGGCTCCTGCCCGGAGATGGTGCGCACAACCTTACCAGCATCGGAGGCCATGCGGCTAATTGCCACGGTCTTGCCGATGTTGATGTTGGTCGCCAGCGTCATCAGGTCGGCCATCATGTCCATGCCGGACTCGTTGCGGAATACACGGGTGGTCACGTCATCCACTTCGCGCCAGTAGTCTTTCGTTACCAGTGCGGTGGCGTTCACGCCGTATGTTTTCGCCAGTTCAGCTTCTGCGTTGCAGAACACCTTACGGTCGATGGTCAGATGTTTCCACTGGTCAGCCACTACTGCGGAGTTGGCTACCAAATCTTTGGTAAAAATAATCTTTTCCATTACAGTTCTCCAGCAGGCATGGAAGCATTGCCAGCGCGACGAACTGCAACCAGCTCAGCGCCATCAGAGGCAACGGTATAAGTTTCATCGGAATAGAACAGGATATTTTCCTTATTAGCGGCAACTTTCAGCGCACCAGTGCCATCACTTGCCAGCGGAGTGCCTTTCTTCAGTTCGGAAGATTTAGCAACCAGTGCGTGATAGGTGACGCCAAATTCACACTGCACAGCCATGCCAGTAGCGCCAGCGGGAACATCTTCAGATACATCACCACCACCGAGGTAGTTATGCTGGAGCACATAAGGGAAACCCTGACCACCAGCGGTAGCGTGTGCGATGATTTTGTCATCGGCAGTATCGAAGTCAACCAGTGCGCCCGGCTTCAACGCTGCCTTCATGATGCCTTCACGAATCTGCGGGTCATTTTTGCGGGCCGGGCCGCCGATGATGGTGCCATAACGGATAGTAGCCATTATTCAGGTGCCTCCATATCAAAATCTTCTTCGGCGCGGTTCGGCTGGAACCCGCCGGAAATCGGAGCCGCTTTACTGGTGAGTGCATAGGTTTCACGCAGTGCTTCGCCAGTCAGCGCATTAACAGCAGATTCCGGCAACTTCAACTCAGCCATAATGGCGGCGCGCATTGCGGTCTCTTCTTGCGCAGCATTGGCTTGCAGCTGGTCGCGTAGGGTTTTGTTTTGCGCCTCCACATCGGCCAGTTTCTGGTTGACTGCGGTCAACGATTCCTGAACCGGTTTGAGGGCTTCAGCGAGTACCGCCTGTAATTCCTCGTTCGTCATTGAGATTTCCCCTTGAGTTGTTTTTACCGGTTCAAGCTCTGTCTTATAAACAGCCTTAACCCGTTCACCGACTAATTCTACCATATCCTCACGGACGATGTAGGACTGCATATAAATGGTGCCGTCAATCTCAACGCCGAAGTAATTATCATAAACGGCGACGATATAAGGCCACGAGTCGGCTGGCATCTCGGCCTTGATGATATTGCGGAGCTGCTCGGTAATATCGGTGAATGACAGTTGATTGCCAGTCAGGCGATTGATGGCGCGCTGCCACCATTTGATTTTGTTTGCACTTTCGTCTGGAATAGCCGATTCCTCAAGGTTAACCACGACGCGCTCAATGTCTTCGCCATTGGTGGCAAAAATGCCAACACCATCTTCTGGTGTTCCAGCCCCTGGGACCCCTGGAGGAAGAATGGCGAGGTGGTCCCACTCCATATTTCGGGCAATCCAGGAATATTTTTTACCCTTAGAGGTTCCTGATGCCTGCTCGCGGTTGAGTAACAGACCGGTAGACACCTGAACAGGTTCAGCATCGGCGCTGTTAATTTTGAGGCCATCAATACGCGATAGTAACTCCCTGCCTTTATCAGAGCGCTCGGCTACCACTTTATTGATGTAAAGGTCTACCAGCGCCTTGCTGCCGTCATGAGATGAGTTCTCAATCCATGCACCAACGCTGAACTGATTTGCGGCCCGTGTCATGTTGGCTGACACATATTTGCCATCAATCTTCGGGTGGTCATATGGCGCTGGTTTCCCGTCAAGCCCATGGAATGACTTTTTAATCTCATCGCCAGGATACAGGCCGCCATTCATGACAATGTCATCCACAACCGGCACAACATTCTTGATGACATAATGCGGGTCGCCATCAATGATTTTTTCACTGATGTTGCTGGCTGAGTTGATGGTGTACAGGATGTTAACCTGTAATTTATTATTCATGTGCTTGAATGCCTCCACCTCAGCAAGGCGCTTTTTCGCCGCCTCTTCGGTGTCGTACTCGCCAAACTGGTGCGAGCCATCCTTAGATTTAACGACCCATTTGTCGCCAATTTTGACAATCATGATCTTTCTCCGCGCTTACTTTATGCCCGGATTATAACACACCATGAATATACACCACGAAACGGACGCAAGAAGGTAAAGCGGAGATGCGGTAAAAGCGAAAAGAGTAGCAAAGAATGATATCAGTATGATTGGCATGGCTGCTACCTCCTGAATGCAAGGTAACAGCCACGGATGAAGATTTATTGAGGACTATTCTTATTTAGCATTCCGCAGTTAATTTTTGCGCGGTTTACTACATCCATGAATTTCCCAATGGGCATCGTTTTGCGGATTTCAGCCAGAATGGCGCCATGCAACATTCTTTCTTCGCCGTAGTAGAGCTTATCAAGGCGAGTGCGAACCAGCGCGCGGGTGCGCTGCATATGCCCTTTTGCCTTCATAGCCTTCTCTCTCCATACCTTATTTGCATTCTGATTGCCAGCAAGCTGAAGCTCAATGGCCTCAATCTCAAAGGCAAGCGTCATATCAATGTCATCCAGTTCGCTGATTGTTGCTTCCATGATTTCGTTAAGTTGTAGTTTCATACTTTCACCTTTAATCCAGCCAATTCTATTGCCTCGACAACCTCATGATGAGCTTGTGCCGGAATGTCTACACAGAAATCACCAGGGGAGCATGGTTCTGGCAGTTCAATCTCAATTGCCGCGCGCGATGCTTGCCAAGCATCCCATTTGTGTCTTGTCGCAAGGTGGCTATAATTTCCATTCTCATGGCGGCTAAGCATAATACCCCTGTGCACATCAGAATTTACGCTATCACCAACCCATTTTTCAAACTGCTCTCTACTTGTCATTTCTCGCCCTCATCAAAATACTTAATCTCGCCATCAACCATGTTTTGCCATGGAATATGCAAATCAGTACCATTAACTGAAAGCATGATGCTGTTATCCATCTCCGCGCATCCATCAGCGAAGAAGGTGCTTTTCTTTCCGTTGAGCCACTCAATTGTTACTCTGCATTTTCTTTGTTCCACTATCCACCCCATCTCTCTGCGATTATTGGCCGTGCGCTCACAGTTAGTGACAAACAGCACGGTTCCTGATTTATGCTTTACCGCCCACATGACTGACGCGCCCCGGCAAGCAGCTTTTCAAACATCATCCTGTCACGGCTCATGCCAAACGGGATGATCTCCTGCCAGTAATATTTCCACGCTCCGCCGGGAAGCATTTCACGGTCAACCTGACCAATGCTTGCCAGATAGCGCATGCGTGCCTTGAGGATGGTGTAGTTTACGCCGACAGCTTCTGCTATCTGCTTGCTCTTGCGTCCCGGATTCGCCTCAAGATAACTCTGAATTGCCAGGTCAAGCGCGGTATTATCGGGATTGAGGAAATACTTAAAGCAGCGCCTGCCATGGCTGACGCTTTCCTCTTTAATAATAAATCCCATACCCTCCAGCTCAATCAGATAGCCGGTAACGCTGGCACGGTTTGTCATGCCAGTCTGCTTGCGTATCATGGCATTGGTTGCGCCGCCGCAGCGCTCTATCACGGTGAGTATTTGCGTTTTAAAGTCCATTTGCGCGCTCCATTGCATCCTGTTTGTAGTCGTCAGCGGTATAGAGGTGGCCGTTGCGGGTGTTCCATTTCATGATTGCGGTTTCCTGTTTCAACCAGTGATCGGTGCTACATCCACACTGCTCACATGCCACAACATAACCGCCATCAGCCTTATCTCTATCCTCATATGGATTGCTGTTGCAAAACGGACACTCCAGCAGCCCATCATCATTCATCATTGGTTTCATTTCGCCACCCATTCACCAATATTGCTGAAATGCGGGCGCCCTTCGCGCCACTCAATAATTTCGCGGTTAACCTGCCGTTTCATGCGGTTGCGAACCTCGCGCAATTCGCTTTCAACCCATGCGCGAGTGCGGTCAAGTTCTTCCAGCTTGTTCAGCAATTCTTTTTCGTACACCTGATCAGTAGTCATTTTTTCTCTCCATCAGCACCTTATAGTGAACGCCATAATATTTGAGCACCTGACTATGGTTGTGCAGATACCCGTCATCATCTTCAATCGGTACTTTTACCACGATGTAAAACGCCCGGTAGAGTTCTGTCCATCCATGACAACATTTGCGCTTCCTCGGCTTCATGGGCGGCCTCCATAGCAGCTAAGTCAATACGCTGCTCGATAGATTTAATGATTGACTCTGGCACATTAAGCATTTGCAGAGTCTCCCGGCAATCGCGCTTATGAATCTCTGTCACCTCCTGCCACTTCTTCATTCCACACCACCTTTTATCATTCTTTTTGGCCTATTGATTCCATGGTTTTCATGGAAACCATATTTCATTTCAGCTTCAAGTCTGGCCTTTATTGCTTCGCTCTTTTCTGAAAAGCGACCTAAGTGCAGCCTTGTTCCGTTTAAGACTATTTGCGCGTACCACTTGCCGCGCTTTTTATCAAAACAAACACCAACAACACCACTGGTGTTGTCGCTCCTGATTGAACTGTTTCTCGTGTTTTCTCTCCTGTTAACAAGCCTGAGATTCTCTATTCGGTTGTCATCTCTGATGTGGTTGATGTGATCAATTTCCATGTCTTCCGGTATTGGTCCGTTAAATAGCTCCCAAACAATCCTGTGCTCATATGTCTGGGTGTATTTTACTTTTACCTTTCGATAACCTGTCGTTGGCTCCAGGCACCCAATCCTTGCGCCAGCCTTTACGTTGTTTGACGGCTTAACCTTCCAGTAAAGCTTGCCGTTTTCGTAAACAAACAAGTCAATAAAGTTCATATCCACATCACTCGCATTAAGATGTTATAATCTACAACACCTAGTATTGACTAATTGACGTAGATTAGTCAAGATGATTTCACAGGAGAGCGACAATGGCGAGACAACGCAAAGAACCACTGGAAGTACTGACTGATATTATCGCTAAGCGCCAGCCGTTAAGCCTGCGAGATGTCAGATATTACGCGCACTGCTATGTAGCAATGCGTGAATGGAGTGCTGAAGAAATGTATGCGTTTGTGCGTGAGCACTTCAGCGTGGATGAGAAAAACAAAGTTACGTTGAGGGTGGAGTGATGAAATACAAATACCTGAAAGGAAGTGCTGATTATTTTAATGGTCATGAAGATGCCGTTCTTGCTGTGAAGTCAGCAACCAGTGGCAAAATCCACTACCTCAGCGCGGATTATGCAGGGCGAGATAAGGATATCGAAAAGGCTGGCGATATTGTTATCGCCCATCGTGAGCCAGTAACTGATGATGACTTGAATTGGCGCATCATCTCAACAGAAGCCCTCATCACCGAGCGCGGCAGCCGTTATGGCAAATTCAAAGACGGCGCAGAAATCATGCGATCTCTGAAACGAGTTATGCATGACGCGGAGGGCTGGAATAACCTGACGGCGAGCCAGAAGGAAGCGCTCGACATGATTCAGCATAAAATTGGTCGCATCCTGAATGGCGACCCGACATACGACGATAGCTGGAAAGACATCGCTGGCTATGCAACATTAATTGTTAATGAACTGAATGGGGAGGTGAAGTGATGCCAATACAAGACCCCGTGCCACGCATTGAAATCGACATGGTGGAGTTACACGAACCTGCCCGGCGCGATTATCATGTCCCGAGGCTTGGAGAACCAGCAGCCTACATCATCACCAGCAATCGTGGTCGCCGTTATCTGGCATTTGCTGGTAGTGTTGAGCATCAGAATGCGACCATGTTTGGGTACAAAATGGAGGCGCTTTATGCGTGAGATTGACCTTGGCATTTTCTAAAACAAAGCCCCTTACGGGGCTTTTTTATTGGAAGTTATCGCGATACCAATCCTGCCAGTCGTAAATCGTCATCTTTCTTTTTGTGGCGCACTCCGTGTTCTGGTTCTCCATAACGATACTTTCGTCGCTATTTTTTGGCGCCACTTTCGATAATTCGCACACCTGACCTAGCATCTCTGCTGACGGAGGCGTCGGCGTCGAGTGATTGTTGGCGCAACCGCTGATAGTTGTCATCAAAAACACACACATTACGATTCGGGTCGGAGACATATTTCACCACGTCGCGGTAAATGGTTTTGTATTTGGTTTCAGTCACAACGCGCACCTGCTGAGATTGCTCCGTGGACTTAGCCTGCTTGCTTTGCACCTCCTGCCTGCGCTTTTCTGCGTCACGATTAACTTTTTCGCTGTGCGCATACCATCCCTTCATGTATCCAGCGCCATAACCAGATGCAGCAATGATTACCGCGACGCCTATGGCGATTAGAATTAACTTAATTCTGGTCATTTTTCAGCGCCTTAATCTCTTTCTTCATGTCGTGCATTTTTCCAAACAGCGAGGCAAGAAGGATGCTGTAGCTGATCGCCTTTACCGCAATCGGAGGAATGGCAGATTTGAGGTCTTCAGGCATGAAAGCCCACACATGAACCATAGCGTCAGGCCAGAGCTGAATCAGCGAACAGAATGATGCCCAAATGCCGATAAGCCAGTTGCTTAGGTGCTTCATGACATGTATACCTCACGTTCGGCAGCGCGGCGCTTAGTGAGTCCGTTCATGACCTTGCCATTAGCACGATTCCACACCCGGAACTGGTCGGCGGCGCAGGTGTAGCAGCGGGCGTTATGCTTTTTCAGCAGAGTTGATTTGCCAAAGTTACCAAGCCCGATGTTATAGGCCAGTGACACCATTGCATCAAACTGGCCCTGAGTTGTCGGGGATGTGATGAGTGAAGAGACGCCGCTTTCAAATTTCGCTACGTCTTTATCAAACCATGCGTCAGCCATTGCCTGCGTGACCTTCATTCCCGGCTTAACGTCGCTTCCGGTATGGCCGTATCCAGCGGTGTACGGGGCGCCTCCGGTTGCCGGGTCGGGGTAGACTGCAAGCACCAGCCCTTCATGAGATTTAATTAAATTCTTTCCGCGCGTTGATAGTTTCATTTGTTACCTCCGGTGATGCAGATTATTTTATCATAATCCTATTGACGTAGATTGAATCGTAAGCGATGATGTAGTTACACAAACATAGGGGATTCAAGATGAAAAAATTTATCGTAGTGGCGGCATTCGCAATGGCTTCATTTGGCGCATCAGCTGGTGAACTTTGCGATGCAGTCGGTAAACTCGGCCAGACAGCAGCAGAAGCGCGTGACGCAGGCATACCGAAGCGGATCGCGCTGGAGGTATCGGTTAGCAGCAAGGCGAGCGCAGAGGCCAACGAAATCAACAAAACAACCGTTGAGACCGCATACCAGATGACAAACAAAACGCCGAAAGAAATGTTTGTTATTGCGCGCGATGCCTGCATCTCAACCTTCGGTAACAAATAATGTGCCCGCTTCTGATGTTTAAGGCCCGCAATCGCTACGTTAAGCTGGTGATGCGCGGCATGGATGAGCATGCAGCATGGCTGAATGTGATGGGTGAACTGAAAAGCATTTATAACGGAGAGAAGAAATGAAGCTGATTGATATTTTGGTTGAAGAACTGCCGAAGCGCGGTGGCTGGCCGGAGGGTGTTTGCGAAATCTCTACACATGCATCCGGACGAACGTTCTTTGATGGTCGATTCGCGCCGCGTGGGTTTTCTTTACCTATGGCATCCGACGCATGGAACAAATATAAACACCCACACAGTTACACAAATGCGGTCACCCGCGAACAGTACGAAGCCGCGCTGGCTGCCAGTAAGCGCTGCGATCATAAGTGGATTCCAAGCGAGGGAAGAACGCAATCTGGTTATCTTTGTAGTAAATGTGGTAACTATGACGGCCCTGGTTATGACTGGATTGATTGGCCTGGTGGCGAATGCCCTGTGCCGTGCGGCACGCTGGTTGATGTGAAGTATCTTTGTGGCGATGTTAACCGCCATATTAAAGCTGGCGAGCCTGACTCTTCTGGAAGCATTGATACAGCTTTCGCTGTCAGATGGAGTAAACTTGGCGCGGAATACGACATCATCGCCTACCGCCTGCACCAGCCGCAGGAAGCAGAGCAGGTCAAAGCGGATGACGAAGCCGACCTGAATGAGTGCATCGGCCAGGATGCTGCGCCGGTTTGGAACGGCGAAGGATTGCCTCCGGTTGGGTGTGAGTGTGAGTTTATCAGTAACGATACATCTTGGGGGGCTGTAGTAGTTATTGGGATGGATGGCGATAAGGTTGTAATTAAACCGTCTGGAGAGACTTATTACGGAATAACACCATCTGAAAAGCAAGTTTTCCGTCCCATCCGCTCAGAGGCGGACAAGAGACGCGATGAGGCGGTGAAAGCAATTATGTTAACAGGATGGTGTCAGACTGCCGCTGAGGAAATTTACGACCTCATTGCTGCTGGAAAAGTGCCGGGCATGAAGCTGGAGGATTAATGATTATCATCTGCGTGGCATGCAAGCACGAACATCACAACCGAGACAGGATTGAAAAGCCAGGCATTCGATATACGATGTGCCCAAAGTGCGGTTGCGGCGGGTTCATTAAAAAGCGTTAACAGAAGCCGCCATCAGGCGGCTTTCTTGTGTGTATCCTGCCATGCTTCTCGCTGCTTATCGAGCCTTTCCTGGGTCTTCTCAAGCATCACAGGCTTGCCATCCATCACCAGCGCTGGAGTCTGTGCGCAGTGACAGTTGCGGCGGTTTGCCCCTTCGCTGTAAAACTCATCAATCTCTTCCGGGGTATAATATTTACCATGGCGAGCGGCATGAGTAACGCGGGTGGTCTTCATCAACGCCGACTGCCAGAGCATGATGGTATCCATGCCCAGCGTGATCTGCGCCTCTTTCACTTCACGCCTGTTAGCTTCGCGCAGGGTGTTAGTGATTTCAGTTTGAGCGATTGACCGTGCATAGCTTCTTGATACGTCCATGCGGTTAACGATGCTTTGCTCAACTACTCCAGGGGCATCGCCATTTGCAATACCAGCAGTGATGACTTCCGCCACCTGTTGCCGAGTGTAATCTGAAAGACCACCCCAATCGTTATACGTGCGCGTGTACGCAAGCTGAAGTCGGTCGAGATACGGCTGAGAGTACAGTATTTCAGCAAGCGGCCTGCTGTCTTTGTATGCCGACGACAGGTCGCTCAGGTCTGAGTTAGCCTTCTGCGTACCGGCGTACATGGCGTCGCTGACATAGGATGATGCCCACAATCTTCCGTGCGTGAAATCGTCACCCTCCAGCAGCTGATTATCAAGAATGCGCTGAAGTTCATCAAAGAATGTCGATGCGCGGTAGGCAGAGAAATCATAATAATAATTTCCAGCCTCAGCATTGCCGGTTGCCACAGGAATGGTGCGGAACAGCTCGGAAACCTGCGATTTTAGCGTCACATATCTGGCATCAAGATCGCGCACCATCTTATTGACGCGACCCACTGCGCCGAGTGGGTCTGTCAGGCTCATGCTTAATTTTGGCTGCGGAAGCCGGGCATTAATTTTGAGGAGGCGCATCGCTCTGGTCCTGCTGCTGGTCGTCTGTCTGGTCTTGCTGCTGACCCTCCTGCAATCCGTCAGGGAGCTGCTCTTCCAGAGGTTCCATACCAACAATGCCGCGCATCTCATCAGCGGTCATCAGGGCCATCTGGCCTGCATCGAATACAGATTTATTTGCGGTGGCAAGTTTAACCAGCAGCTCGGCCTTGTTCAGCTCGGAAGGTGCAAGCAGGTCATCCCATTTGCAGTAATAGCCGCTCTCTGGCGCCTTATCCAGAATGCCAAAGGAAATCATCCGGTCGATGAATACCGAGATGATGTAGTCCAGCCAGTCCTCACGGCGCTGCTTGGCGCTCATGGCGTCGTCGGTTTTATCTTCATCGGATGCAAGGCGGCCAGTTTGCTGACCAAACAGGATGGTGAATGGCTTTTTGATGGATGCTGCAAACTGATTGGCTGCAATAGTCCAGGTGGGGCTTGGGTCCGCTGGCGTCACTGAGAGAACTTTGACATCAGCGCCCATCGTGAACATTGCAGCGTCAATCGCCTCGTTCAGGCGCGCCACATCCTCATTGAGCACATCCGCCAGCTCTTCCAGCGGCACACCCATTTGCTGCGCCAGAGACTGAGCGGAAACGCTGTCTTTATTATAATTAACGTTGAGCTGCCGACTGGCATTTTTCAGAAAGCCCTCGGCGCTTGAGCCGGTGACTTTCGCCATGTCGATGAGGTGGTTGTACCCGGCACGCAGGAGCGGGACGCCGGAGTAAATGGAGCCATCCATCGCGCCCTCGGCAAATACGATAATGCGATCTGGATGAATGCTCAGGGAGCGCGTTGGTTTTCCGTCGCTGTTGCAGGCGCCGACTACCGACTCCTGATATTCGTACATCTTCGGCTGACCATAGTCCTCGCTGGCTTCGTCATTCTCCCACTCACTAACACGAAGCTGTTCTTCCCATACGGGAATGTAACGGACAATGGCAGCATCCTTGATGCGTCTTGTTTTCGTGGTGTCTACAGGCTCATTCCATTGCTTCCCATCACGGATTTGCAGGATGAGGCCGGAATAGCGGTTGATGAGGTTGCGGCGGTCAGCATCCTTGATGAATGGCGCGGCGCGCTTAAACAGCTTATTGGCGGCCTCCTCCCATGGGGTGCTAGCCTTATCATCGGCGCCTTCTTCGAGGATTTGCGGCGGAGTCTGCCAGCACTTATCAAGCACGCGATTGACGCCAGCTGTTGCCGGTGCATAGCGCTCATAAGCATAGCGGAACATCTCAGCGGTGATTTCTTCAGGGTAGCCGCATTCGACATATAGTCGGGTGTGCTTTTGGTCTATGTTTACACCGCCAAACTCCCGGCGCTGCCGCTCGATGAGTCTGTTATTGTTCGCCACTCGCTGCTGAATATAGGCGTTTACCGCCTCTAACTTTGACATTTCGTCACCATAAAAAAATCCCATCGCATGGATGGGATTATAGCATGGTGTGGGTGTTATTTTATCGCCTGATATATCAGGAACGGAACCATCCCCGTGACAAATGCAAAAACAGTTCCCGCTACTACGTGCCTCCACCCAGGGTTATTCACCTTTAGGGCGGCGAACCACCAGAAGAGAAAATTAAATGGCACCCAGAAAGACCAGAATAGTTGCATCACTTCACCTCAACGCATTGTAAACTGTCAACATCTGGACTTACATCATGCCACGTCCGCTTTTCCTCAGCGATTTTCATCGCCGTAACGGCCGCCCTGCACTGCTCCATGCTTTGCATTGGCACCACCTGCATATTGGAAGTATTGCTTGTGATTACGAATATCAGGAAGAAATACGACATCATCCACACTCAATCAACCCTGCTAAGAAACAATGCGCCAACCATAGACGCAACCAACATAAACAACGCAATGCGCAGCACGCCGATATTCATGATATCGCTCAGCATTGGTGGTTGCCACTTGATGAACCATGCAACCTGGAAGGCCAGTGCAAGGCACGCCATTAATACCGAGAATAGTAAGGCCCACGCTAAAAGGAATCTTTTCATTTCTTCACCCCATCATCAACAAGCGATCTGAACCATGCGGGGTATGACTTCGCACCGAGTTTATAGTCAACATTCTGAATGTAACGCGCAGCATCATCCAGCTTGTCGGAAAGGTAATAAAGCGACTTTCTTGCGCCAAGAAGCATGGCAGCGAATACCAGCATCACAATCAGGTGCGGATTGATGATGCAGAACAGGATTGTTTTGACAGCTTTCATCACTCCACCTTTTCGAATTTATCAAAAATAACAGAATATCCTCTTCCGCCTTTTGAGTTAATGTATTGAACTTGCTTGTCGTAAGCAGCATCAAATCCCCTTATGGCATCAGAGGCAGTTACAGTTCCGCAGAAGTTGCCAACATTACGCCCAGATGCTGGTTCCTCAATGTGTCCATGATAAAAGTAAATGCTCATTTGTCGCTATCCTCGTTATTATAAACGCGCCACTTTCCAACGCCATCCCAATAGCCATAAGCACATCTCATACTTTCGAAGCTGCGGCCGAAAGGCTCATAGCAGCCAGCAAACATGCGAAAAAATCCTTTCAGCTTAACATCAGGATATTCCCTGGCGATTGCCTTGTAGTATCTAACCATGCTTATAGCTTCTACTGCCGGAAAAATAAACCACACCCCAACAACAAGCAGGGCAAACATCGCCACAGCGATATTGGCAACCAGCCCGCACCACCAGAGGTATTCGCTCATCACTCAATCTCCTCGCCATCAACCCAGCGTTGCAGGACTTCGATAAGCTGCGCGGCCTGATGTTTGTCGATGATTACAGTATCGTGGAATTGACACAACATCAAATCATGCTCATCTGACAGTCTCCCATTAATTATTAGATTGCACACATCTAATTTTGTATGACCTTCAATAATCATAAATCACCTCAACACATTTCGTTATTAGTTAACATAAAGGCGCGCATCCATTTGCTGACTGGCTTGCAAAGTTCTGCCTTGAGACGCTCAAGCGAACTGGTTATATCACTCCATTCAGTGAAAGGAACGTATCTCACAAACCGGTAGTCAGCTCCAGACCAGTGCCATCCAAGTGTGTAATCAACAAATTTACCATCTGCCTGCATGTTGATGTAATGCGCTGTCACTGAGTCATCATTAATCATAACAACCTCGACAACGGCGGCGCTGTTTCCTACCCTTGCGCGATTCACTGCATTCAGATGGCAGGCGTGATTGTACATGCCGACGCCATCAATAAAGCTAATATCAATTTTTTTCGTGTACTTCTCCATTGCAGCTTTGCGCATCTTCATTTGCAGCTTTTTCTTTATCATCACCTTCACCGCTATTTATCTCAACATTCCGAAAGAAATCATTAATCGTCTTCAGCCCACTGTATCCCCGGCGTCGCTGTAACTCACACAGCACCTCATCATACATGCGCAGCAGAATGGCCTCATCAACATCGTACCTTTCGCACAGCGCCTCATCAGAAACACCAGCTCTTGCGAGTGAGTATATTTTTTCCTTCTGCTCCCACGAAAAAGATGAGTATGCCTTCATGGTGCCCCTGTGATGTAGTTATGTCAATGCGCCTTGACGTAGATTCTAGCATGGCGTAGATTAAAATGAAACCTCTCGGAGAAATCTTATGAAATGTGTCATTTTCGAGCTTGATGGTGTGCTGTGTGATGCGGAAGGAAATGCTATTGCTGGTAACGTTGCGCTGGCTAAGTCACTCTACTCTGCCGGGCATGATGTGCTGATTATGAGGGCGAAGCATGCGTATGAGTGGCTGCATGCTAACGATGTTTTCTATGATGACATCATGGCTTCGCACCAGCAGATTGACGCTGACAGGGTGGCAATGGCGGTCGTGTCTGATGATGTGATTTATGCCGCCATGCGCAATGCAGGGATTCATTGCTGGCTTTATAAATAATTTATTATAAATGTTGACGTGGATTCGTGGTTGATGTAGATTGTGGTTATTGAGGCGGAGAGGTAATGCGGCTATAAGGAAAGGGATATGGGACGTAAAATGGTTTTTTCTGACAACAAAAGTAGATTTTACACATGCACAAGATGCGGAGAGACAAAAGACTGGTATCGTTTTCGTGATGGGCAGCCTTACTGGTGCTACCAGTGTGTCAGGTGTGAAAAAACACCAGTAGGTCAAATGCCAATACCTCAATTACCTGAACACTCAGTACCACACTGATAAAACTCCCTCTCATGAGGGAGACTTCTTATCTTCTGCTCCGTCTAATCCATCCAGAACCACGCTGCACAATGTGATCGCCAAGGCCATAGCGCAAACTATCTGTGGCGTGGTTGTACTTGTCGATGATATCAGGAAGTATATTTCCCGTGAGCTTGTCCACTTTGTAGCTGTAAAGAGTAAACTCCTCAATGACAGTCTTACATCTTTCGTGAACAAAAATCCTGTCACAACCCCTGAGCCATGTGATTCCGTCCTCAATGCTGCCCGGCCACTTTGCGCACGGATGGATATCAAATCCTGAGCGCTTTATATGGCTTATTGTTTCTGGCCTTGCGCAGTCGCCATACCATCTGTATTTTTCTGAACCCGGGAATGCCAGTCGCATAGCCTCTGGCGTATCAGTTATCTCAAGACCAACCTTTGCAAAGTCGCGGTAGATATACAGGTTTCTTCTTCCGCCGCCCAAATCCTCGACATAAGATTCAGTTGCTGCCGTGGCATCCTGTGAGAAACCAAAGTCAATACCATAGTAAGGCCCGCCCCAATCTGGCGACGGCTCAAAATCAAGAGTCTGCCATTTACCCCCAAGAACAGCTTCATCTGAACGCCGGTTAAATAACCCCTCATAAACCCACAGATAGCGGTCATAATCAACAGCCTTCATCTGGTTCATGTGCTGTTTAAGTTCCTCGGTAAACCAGGGGTTATGGATGTAGTTAACGTTCACAACGACAATATCATCATCCTGATATATCCCATCAACCATCTTATCCACATACGGCTCAACAAAGTTTGTCCACGTGGGATCGGTTTCCCGATTTGGGTTAAAAACAATAATAATTTCAGATCCAGAGGCGCGAACTGTAGGGATGAGTGTATCCCATGATACCTGACTAATGTTCTCCGACTCCTCGCAGAACACATCGGTAAGCCCAGCCATCCCTTTAATGGCCGTGATGTTGCGCCACATGCCCCGGAACACGAACTTTGACCGCGTGCCGTAGTGTGTTATCTCGCCATCTACGCACCTGTATTCATGCGCATGTCCCTTTCTGTTAATTTCATCAACGAGCTCTGTGTAGCTTGATTGCTTGATTGAGTTCTGAATTTCCCGGAAGCAGCCAACCCTGCAATTTCTGAATCTTGCCTTTTCGATAAGATAGGAAACGACGTTAGCCGTTTTGCCGCTGCCCCTTCCGCCATAGAAGACCTTAAACCGGCGCGGATAAAGCAAAAGCTCCATACGTTCAGGAATGAGGATTGTTGGCTCTTCAGTTGTCTCTGATACGCCATCCTGAGTCATTTTAAGTCGCTTGATAACATTTGGCGTACCGTCATCAAGTAGCTTATCGACAATACCGAAAACAGCAGAGTCAGGCTTCCCTATGGAGTTACCAACCGCTTCTTCCAGCTTTTCGATTGCCAGTGCGGAGAGGCGCTTACGAGCCATGGCGGGATGTTCCCACAATAGTAATTATTGTTGCTGACATCATGAACATGATGCCCCATATCGCAAATGCAATCTCGTTTGACTTATCACCCATAGCAAACATGAGCATGGCACAGGCCATTAGTGACATTGATAGTTTAAACATTCTGCTGCTCCAGTAACTTCTCCAGTCGCTCAAGCCTTGCAGCAAGTTCGGTGACTTCTTCGATATCAAGCCCGGCCTTCAGAATGTCTGCCATCATCTTTCCGATGTCTGCTGGCACAACGCCAGTAGAGACGCCCTTGATAATCGCATCCATTTTTTGAACAGGCGTGCCATCAGCAGGGAAATCAAATTCCACAGGTGGTGCTACAGGCTTTGGAATCGGGTTTAGCCGCAGGAATATCTCACGTAGCATGCCGGTAGCCTGAGCGTCTTCGCATGTCATCGCTTTGTTGATGTAGTACGTGACGAATTCAATCTCATTCATCGGCGTATTTGCAGCACGTAATGCTTCAAGAAGCACTGTTCTGTAGCTTTTTCCTCTTGGTGGTGGCTGATTGCTGGATGAAAATTTGTGCTTAGGGTTCGGATTTGCCATTTTATATGTGTCCTTTGAGTAACTCACATAGGACATATCTTACCACATGGCGTAGATAAAAAAGAACCCGCCGAAGCGGGTTAAAGGGTGGTGGGTGATGATTGATGAGATGATTGTACATCAGTTTTCGCATAACACCAAACATTACAGTTATTGCTTTGAACGTGAACCACCTCAATCGCATCAGGAAAGGCTTTGGCGATTGCCGCTATGAAGTGGTCGACACCCTCAAGCTGAGCGGATTTCCACACCTCCTGCTTTGATTTTTTCGGCATCACTGATACCTCGTCGTTGAGTACATATGCCGAAGCATGCTGTTATGCTCAATCACCAGCATCATACTGCCAACCTGAATGACAGCATGATGCTTACCAGTCTCCTCATACAGAAAATCAGCCTCTTCGCATGCAGCCTGAATGTCGCTCCACAGCATAAATCACCTCACGATAAACCAGACGGTCAGCGCAACAGCAATCCAGAATGCCAGCAGTGATACGGCAATAATCCTGCGGATGATGTATGGCTTCATGGTTTGTCCTCCTGTGGGGAGGCTGCTAATGTGGAGTTGATGATATGCTGGCGCATCCAGTTGGCCCCACGCGCAAACACGTCTACAGGGTCTCCGTGGTAATCACCTATTTCATATGCTTGTTCTGCTGTAATTTCCTCCGGCACTACCGGCGCTGGCTGAGCTACGTGCTGTGTTTCGCGCGCTGAATCCCAGATGTACTGAGCCTTTTCTCGAAAATCAGGGTAGCAAAGCGTGATTTGCAAAGCGCATTTGCGTGACCATTCGTCAAAACTAATGGGCTCTTTAGCCTCGCTGTCCATTGCGGCCAGCCTGAATGCCGCCAGCTCCCTGACGATTAGATTACCAAAATCAATTCCCACAACAGCCTCGCCGCTACTGATTCTCTGAAGCAGCTCTCTGTTGTCGATGCTAAATTTGCTGGTCATTGGTTGGCTCCTTCTGCCTGATACTTTTCGAACCAGAACACTACCGGGTCAGATTTCATTTCAACCAACCCCATGCGAACCAGCGCCTTTCCTTTCCCGGACACCAGGAACTCTCTGCGCCCATCGTCGATAATTCGGCGATAGTCCTCCAAGCTATTGCAGTGCTTGTGCAGATTGCACGGATGACATGCAGGAACCATGTTGTTGATGTCGTCTCGCTCCTGATGAAGCATTTTCCCATCGAATCGGATAACAGGCTGAACGTGGTCAGCGTGCCATTTGTCGCTAAGCTCGCAGCCACAGTAAGCGCAGCGCCCGCCAAACTTCATGCGCAGCTCTGCGCGCTGTTTTTTGGTCAGTGCCATCACTCAGCCTCCCACTTGACTACAATCCCATGTGCTGACAAATGCTTTTCAACAATGACCTTGCATTCCAGCCGACACGCATTATGTATTGCTGCCAAATCATCATTGCCGAATTCACCATCAACGTAATCAGATGGTAATCGGCGGGATGCCAGATTCACGGTGACGGTGCGGGACTCCAGCTCTGCGATGCGCTTAGCCTGCCAGTCAACGAAGTCTGCAAGACCAACACCTTTTTCGCGCAAACCGTAGTCATCCCGAAGCATGTCGTATACATCTGCTTTGGTCTGCGCCTTCTCCAGCTCCTCTACCAGCGCGAGAACGTTGACAGGGTTAGCAAGACTAATAAGATTTATCTTTGACTTGTGAACGGTGCAAATCTGACGACCTGTCTAGAACCATTCACAATCGTAATTTTTAATAACGCCCTCTGCTGCCGCTTTCAGGCTCTGCGCCAGTTCGGTGATGTTGGTCATGCTGCAAGCTCCTTAATCCCACTGCAGAACAGATGCGAAATACGCACCGCGACAAGGCGTATCACGAGGATGATGCCAGCATGAATAACCTTCCTGCCCACCAATTGGACTTACTTTGTACCAGCACTGGTAATAGCGAGCGCTGGAAGCAAAATCCTCTGCGCCTTCAGCATCAATCACATCCTGATTAACAGACGCCTGGATAATATCTGCTTCGCTATAGTCGCCCCGCATAACCAGAAAGCGAGCCTCATCAGAACAAAGGTAATCAACTGCCCCATCAAATTTACCATTGCTGGTTGGTTTAGTTACGTTGCTCATGCGGCACGCTCCTGTTTACTTGCTGAGAATATCGGCTCCATTTCCATCACAACTTCAAACAGGCCAACACTTTTACCATCGACGAACAGCTCGATATTCAACGGCCAGTGGTCCTCCCATCCATCATGGTTATCCCAGTAGTCTTCAGCCGCATCCTGCACCATCTGCTCGTATTCCCAGTCGTCTGTCGATTCGTCTACCTCTCGCGGGTCCAAATAATCGGCAAATTTAATCCCGGCGCCATTGACGGCATATTGAATGATGCTCATTTGGCCCCCTCGCGCAGCTGCTCGCAAAATTCCTTGCCACAGTCGATAGCGCCAACAATTACGGCAACTTCATCGCCTACAAAATCACCCTCATCGACACACTGCTGCAGGCGACGAACGAACTCCTCCACCCCATCAGCCTTAAAGCCGGCTACGATGCGATCGGTGGCGGGGGTTTTACTAATGTTGATTTTCATCTGACCAATTGCGTCGTTAAATCCAACATCTTCAGCCAGCGATACGTCATCCATGCTGTCGTTATCGAATTCAACATTTCTCGGCTCAGGTATTGCCAATTTCAGCGCCACATTCTCCGCAGCCAGCTGCACGCACAGCTTTGCAACCTTGAGGTATTTTTCCTCTTTAATTGAGAGTTCACCGCCACTCTCAAGGTTTTTAATAATTTCCTGAACTTCGTTAATTTCGATATCCATAAACCCTCACTTAACTGCCTGTAAGCGCTCAAGCTCACGCATCAGTGCAGATACACGGCGTTGCCGCAAAGTCTCTGCATGCTCTTTTGCCTGTCGCTCATCAAGCCAGTATTCGCCACGTTTAAAGTAAACATCGCCAACCACAGCCACCTGCCCATCGGCAAACAACTGTGCGCTTTCGTACTTCTGAATACCACGGGTCAGCGCATACTTCGTGACCCATATAGTCTCGGCGCTTGCTGCGTTAGCGATAACCAGTAGAACCACTGCCAGTAATTTATTCATCGTTGCTAAACCGGTTTAGTTTCCACCAGATGACACGATTACCTGCTCAAGCACCCTCTGCTTGCCCTCGCCACTAAAAACGCGACAGACGCGCTTACCGTTGCTGTATGCGTGCATTGCCTGCGCCGTCATAAAGTTTTGCGCTTTCACTGCGCCCATTTCTGGTTCCAGTTGAGTGCGCTTGTACACCACACGGCCTGCTGGTTTTTGTTCCATCTTCATCACCTCGTTGTTGTTGGTGAGGTAACTATACAATGCATAGCAATCTACGTCAATAAGGTGATGAAAATAAACTTCGCCTGTACGTTAATACAGTGTTCCCCGAGTTCCCAGGAGTTCCCGGCACAGTTCACGCTTTTTTTCTTTCAATATCAACGAGTTCCCGAGTTCCCATCTTTTTTGCTAGAAATCAATTTTCAAAAAATAGCATTTCACTATTTTATTAATAAAAACAAACACTTCTATTAAAGGTATATATTACTTTTTTACTAGAGGAATTCCCCGGGAACTCGGGAACTCCTCTGCAAGCCTTGATACAAGCGGCCTTCGAGTTCCTAAATGGCTGGGAACTCTTGGGAACTGGGTAAAAAGTGAACAACCGTTAAATTCTGCGCTTATCGCATGTTATGGAGTTAAAGCGTTTGCCAAAGTGCAGATTGTTCAGTACAATTTGTATAAATGAGGAGGATAGAAAAATGCACGCAGAAGGCTCGAAAATGAAGTTTGTGTATGACCACCTTTCCAGAATGAATAGTGGTGAGGTTATTTCTGTGCATTTCGACAACGACATGTCTGATGCAGTTATCAGTGGTTACAAGGAGGAGTGCGGAGTAGCAGATATTCCTCCAGAGCTGCGGATGAACAGAAACATGTTCCGGTCATATGCGGCAAAGATTGCCATCGCTCACAACATGAACATCAAGACCAAAAACAGCCCGATGGGTAAATTCCTGTACATCTGGAAAGTTTGCTGATGAATACATACGACATTATTGCAATGAAGAACTTAATGAATAAGTCTGACTCATCAACTGACCCTCTGGATGAAGCTGATATCGCTGAGTTTCACGAAAAATACAAGAATCCTCCCGGGGCGCTTGGTGAATTTATTGATGAGATAGAAAAAAACTTTGAGCGTCGCCATGAAGGGGAAAGATACCGTCTTGTCGGAGCGCTAGGACTGGCTCAGATAATGGCCGGTAGATTTATTATTGGCCCGACAGGAAGTAAATGCTCAACTGGCATATTCCTTGTTGCGCGCTCAGGTGCTGGAAAGCAGGCTCCTGTTAATTTTATAAAGCAATACGCTGACGCGCTCATGATAAGCGATCGTCTCTGCACAACTACTGCGACATCATTAAAGCAAATACAGACCAGCATGATTGAGGGAGACGGCTCCTTGCTTTATGTGGTAAACGATGATAAGCAGCACATTGATGCATGGAATGACCCAAGGAGTGCTTATCTTGGAGGAACTGCACCATGGTATCGCGGCCTCTCTGATGAAGGCGGATGGGTGCCAACCAGGACAATAATAAGAGATATTGAGGAGAATCTCGCAAAAGCGATGAACCCAAAAACCATAGTGAGCGTTGCTATGGCTGAGGGATGGATAGTTCCGCGCGTTGGCGGCGCTCAGGATGGCATGATTGATTATAAAAAATTATCGCAAATGGATCACAGCATAGGACGAAATTTAAAAAAGGTGATGTCTGAGCATGAGCTTTGCACGCGAGACGGCGGCATTGAAAATGCCAGGTTCATTCCTCTTATCACTGTTACCCCTGTTCAGGGTCTTGATGCTGTCAGATCATGGCAAAAGGATGGTGGCATGGGAAGGACTTTATTTATCCTCGGACATGGAGATGATGAGGATATGCCGGTTCTGAAAAAAGACCAACCCACTGGCTCTGTAAATCGCAAGATAGTCAACGAATGGAAGCATAGAATTTTGCGCTCTATAACACGGGTTGAGTTTGAGAGCGAAAAAGTAAACGACAAGCGTTATGAACTGGTTTGCCATCTAGAAAAGTGCCTTGGTAATGTCGAAGGCGTTATTGGAGATGTGGTTCCGCGCGCCGGGCAGATGATAGTAGACCTTGCGTCAATATGTGCTTTTACTGACCTTTCAAGCCGGAATGGCATGACGCCCGTACTGAGAGAGGAGCACCTTGAGTGGGCTTATATGACTGTAATAAACCACCTCAGATCTCTTCGTGATTATGTTGAAGGAGACGTTGCCTTTAGTGGGCTTGAAGAGGATGAATGGGAAAACATCATCGCCAAGATGAAGAAGATTATGGAAGGGAAGAAATTTATTTCCAAGCCATATACCTCTGTGCTCAAAAGCGCGCTTTGCCGTGGGCGCATTGAGACAATCATCAAGGCTGCAAACTCAAACCATCTACAGGTAACGCCAGAAAGGTTTATATCTGAGATTCTGGTTTCAATCACTGAAAACAGGCACTCACCAATCGACATTGAGGCATCAGCTATAAGTGGCGGATCAAGAATAGTTTTCAGGGGTGAAGGGTCATGGAATGGTCTAAGGATGAATGCTTCTGTCAGAAACATAATTTCTTCCGCTGTTAAGCGCATGAAGTTTATGAGGAACATAAAATGATTACCATATCAGGAGATGTCGTGAAATACGGCAACCTTTATCATTTTCGCCCGCATGGATGGAGTGTATGGTTTTTCTGGAGTTCTCTGTATAAAAAATGGTTGAGATGTGATGGAGATGAAATTGATACATTTTGGCATCGCCATATTCATGGCAAGGTTGATATCAGCAAGTTAATGATTAGATAACAAAAACCCTCCGGCTGGAGGGTTTCTTTTATGCGCTTTGTAGTAGGTCGTCAGGTGTATAGATGCGCTTCCTGATCGCCTTGCAGTAGCGAATTAACTCACCATCATCAGGAATCAGAATCGGCAGTTCAGCATTCTCGGCGGAGCAAATCTCATCGAAATCTACGTTGATGATGCAACGCATTTTTGCCCGCTGCTCATCGCTGACGGCGCGAACCACTTCCCACATGTTTTCCGGCGACCAGCAGCACCATACATGAGCACCAGTAAGATGATGTGCACGCCAGGAGTCGATATAATTCGCCACCAGATAAGTGTATTCCGTTTTCTCTCCGATTGGTGTCACTGCGCCACGTGTCAGTTTTCCTCTCGAATACTCGACGCTAAATCCAGCCCTGAATGATACGGTTTCATCATGCGCCAGAAATGCCACATTGCACGGTGTCATGGTGTCAGCCATGACCAACTCTATAGCCACAAGTTCACCTGTTTTTCCGGTGATGGTATCTCTTGCGGCCTTGTCCATGATTGCCTTCACTTCCTGCGGCGTCAGATAATCAGATGCATGGTTAACCTTCGGCATCTCTTTCCTGATAGCCTCCAGCTTCTCACGCGGCGTCATGTTCAGGAACTGGGCGAGCGCCTCCAGTGATTCCGGGAAGGTCATGCCGGATAGCTTCATTAGCCATGTCAGGCCGCTACCTGCACCACACTGATTGCAGTACGCGCCGCCGTCGCCTTTGTAATCGAGATTATCATCAAAGCGATATCTGTCTGAACCGCCACAGCTCGGGCACGGGCCATGCTTTGCTGAAAATGCAGAGCGCGGCACGTTGACGATGGACATAATGGCAGCCTGCCAGTTCCCTACCATTAAAGGCTCTATGTCCTTCCAGTCGTATCGCATAATTTCTTCCAGTTGACTATGATGTAGATTCATTGTAATTTACTCACATGAAACAATCAATCGTTACTTGCAATGAAACAATTAATCGTTACAATAGAGGATAAGAAATGGCTATCACCGTTAAGAAGTGCGAGGTTTGCGGAAATGAGTTTATCGGAACTGCAAAAGCAAAATGTTGCTCAGGAAAGTGCAGATTGCGCAAGCACAGACAGAAGAAAAACCCAATTCATAACTCAAAAACAGATAATGGAATATCTTGAATATAACCCTGAGACTGGCGTTTTTACAGCTGCAAAAACACATGGAACACTCTGGCGTAAAGGCAGGATTGTTGGGCATAAGAATAAGGCAGGGTACATTACCATCACGCTACTGGGAAAACTAAGGAAAGCTCACAGGCTGGCATGGATTTATGTTTATGGAGAAGATATAGATGGGTATGAAATAGACCATATAAATGGTGACAAATCAGACAATAGAATTTGCAACCTTAGGATTTCTAGTCACCAACAAAACATGTTCAACATGAAAAAGAAATCAACAAATAAATCTGGTGTAAAAGGTGTGCATTTCGATAAAAGGTGCAACAAATGGAGAGCGCAGACATCAATAAACAAGAAGAGGGTTCATCTTGGTTTGTTTGACACCATAGAATCAGCAGAAAAGGCGATTCGTGAATTCATGGTTGCTAACCATAAAGAGTTTATTAATTTAGGGTGAGTTATGCATAAGATAGACAAAATGATTTCAGAGATTGACATTAACTTGCTGAAATCCTGCTTGGATACTGGTGATATCGAGCCAAGACCATATCAGTGGTTGATATATAAGTTAACTGGTGATGTGATCCGCCATTATGTTGGTCCAAGCTATGTAACAGCAAGCGTCGGTAGCGGAAAGTCACTGATGATTGCCATGATAGCAAAGCGTTTTCAGGAAATGGGCTATTCAGGGATGATTCTGTCAAGACAGGGCGAAATAGTGGAGCAAGATGCGGAAGAGCTATGGTCGCTTGGTGTTAGAAACTCGCTATTCAGTGCTTCGTTGGGTAGGAAAAGTTCTACGTACCCAATAATCTGTGGTTCTGAGGGTACTGTTGTAAATGCTTTGTTTGATAAAAAGGATGAGTCAGGGAATGTTATTGCAAAAGGTGCGCTTTCTGACTTTTACCCAAGATTCCTGCTGATCGATGAAAATCATATGGTTAATGACATTGATGTTGTTAATGATGGTGATACGCAGTATGCAGTGATAATTAATGAGCTAATGAAAAGGTGCAAAGATAAGCACGGCCATGAGTTGAGAATAATAGGTTATACAGGCTCGCCGTTTCGCGGAACTACATCAATAAAAGGCGCTTTCTGGAAGAAAGAGATTATCAACATAGACACCAAGTACATGGTTGAAAACGGTTTTCTTGTGCCAACAATTTTTGGTCTTCATGATGTTGATAGTCTGCATTATGACCTTTCAGATTTTCATGGTTCAGATGTTGATGGTACTCAGGACTTTACCGCCGAGCAGCTCAAGCAGATGCAGAAAGAAATTCTTGAGCAAGGTACGTTGACGCAGAAAATCATGCTCAAGGTTATGGAATTGACTAAAAACAGGAACGGAGTGCTAATTACATGTGCTGGTAAGAAGCATTGTCAGGAGGCGGCAAAATATTTGCCTGAAGGAAGTTATTCAATAGTTACAGAAGATATGGGGTCAAAAGCCAGAAGGAAGGCTCTAAAAGATGCATACACCGGGCGCAAAAAATTCACATTCCAGATAGCCGCCCTTACCACTGGCGTAAATATACCGTTATGGGATACGAGCTGCATATTACGAAAAATAATGTCACTCACCCTTCTTGTTCAGTTGCTTGGTCGCGGGATGCGCTTGCTGAAGAAAGAGCAAATTGATGCCGGGTATCATAAAGAAGACCATCTGGTTCTTGATTTCTCAGGAACGATGTTTGAGCTTGGTCAGCTATACGAAGACCCGATCCTGGAAGAAGCTGAAGCGCAGCGTTCAAAGCGCAGTGGTGAACAAGTTCCATGCCCGAAATGCGCCACCATGAACAGCCCATATGCGCGACGCTGCATTGGTAAAGATGCATTATCTCCAGATGGCAGGTGCGAAGAGTTTTTCAGCTACATCCGGTGTGGTTTTGATAAACATGGCATCCGTATTTTTGATGATGGTTGCGGAACGAAAAACGACCCAACAGCTCGTTATTGCCGTCAATGCGATCACGTTTTGCGCGACCCTAACGCGGCGCTTAATGAGCGCGCTTATACCGATAAGGAATGGACAGATGTGCAAGATTTTAAAGTCGAGTTGACCAAAGACGCTGAGGGGGTTCTTTATCGTTACCTAGTGGTAAAAGCTGATGGCAAAATCGGTTGGGCAAATGAGGTGTTTTATCCGTTTGGAGGCAAGCCAAAGCACCTGCGTGACATGTTTAAAATGAAGGCTCTTCTTCCTCACCTGGAAGATAAATCAATGATGAAGAAAATGATGGACTGCCATGATGCTAAGACTTTCATGCATTACGCCGGTTTAATCCGCGCACCTAAACGCATCACGCATCGTTTTAACGATAAAGGCCGCGATATCATCCACCGCAAGGATTTCATAGGAGAACAAATTGAAGCAGCTTGATAGTGGAATATGGGTATTTGATAGCGGTTATCGCGGGGAATGTCCGCTGGAAGGCACTGACCAGATGGCCTATGGTCTGTGGATGCAATACCGTTTTCCTGATGCCCTGTGGTTTCATGTTCCTAACGAGACAGGAACAAAGAGTGGCCCTCAATTCGTCGAAAAACGCCGCAAAATGGGCGTCAGGATCGGTGTAAGCGACAATGTGATACTGACTCACGGCATTAATCATAAATGCGGCCTGATTGAGCTGAAGAGGCGTGATAAGACAAAATCAAAAGTATCGCCATCGCAGATTGAGGTTCTGGAGTGCGCCATTGCAGAGGGGCATTTTGGCGCTATTGCTTATGGTCTTGATGAGATAAAAAGAGCTACTCTTTTCTACTTTGGCTTGCCTTTAGACGTAGATTGATGTAGATTCATTTGACAATAACAAGTGAGGTGATGGAAATGAAAAAAGATAAAATGAAGGTAGAAGAAGCAATTAAAAGAATAGTCGATAGTGGGCTTTCAGTTTTTGAACACGAAAACAACAGTGACACTGATTCTGGCACAAGGCACATAACTATCCTTGGTGGTGTGCGACGTGTGAGCTTTTATCCGTCAACACTTACAACTTTTGCTCCGCCATGCAAATGTTTCGGGCCTGTCAAAACATCAGGCATTGATGTGGCAATCAGAATTGCCAAGGAAGGAAAATGAAAGTCTACCTAAACAACGAACTCAGCAACGAGCAGTACCACGCTGACACCGAGCACATCAACGGCTCTGGTCTGTGGAACATCTACGACCGCTGCCCGGCAGCATGGCGCTACAAAGACGAAGAAGATGAGCAGTCAAAGGCTCTGATATTTGGTACTGGTAGCCATACCGCTCTGCTTGAGCCTGAGCGTTTCGAAGCAGAATATGCCCGCATGCCAGTTGTCGAAGATTTCCCAAAAGACAAAGATGGCAATCGCACGGTGCTGGTGACAGCTTCCGACATGAACTCATGGGCGAAAGAGCGCGGCATTAAAGGGCTTTCAGGTAAGACTAAAGCCGAAGTGATTAAAATTATTCAGGCCACTGGCGAGACAGTGCAGATTTACGATGTTATCCGTGAAGAAGCAGAGAAGGCCGCTACTGGTAAATCAATGCTGGAAGGCGATGATTATGACGCCATCATGCAGATGCGCGCCGTAATCCATGCAAACAGCTATTACAGCAGCCTGCTTTCTGGCGCTTACTCTGAGGTATCAATTCTCGGTCAGTTGCTTGGCGAGCCATCAAAAGTACGCTTTGACTGCCTTACTCGCGGTGGCGACATTATTGACTACAAAACAGCGGTTAGCGCCAAGCCTGATGAGTTTTTCCGCCATGCAGCGCGGCTCGGGTACTTTATGAAGATGACAATGCAGCACGATATGTTTGTCGAGGCTTATGGGCATGCGCCTCGCTCGGTAAACCTTCTGGTGCAGGAGAAGAAATCGCCATTCATCCCTGCGTTGATTCGCCTGACGGATGAGCAGTTACGCATTGGTCGCATTCAGCTGCGTAGCGCGATGGAAATCTATAAGGCGTGCAAAAAGGCCAACTCATGGCCTAGCTACTCAATGGGTAATCCGGTCATCGAAATGGAAACGCCGGAATGGTTCAAGAAGCAGTTTAACATGTAATTTATATTAAATGAGGTGAAGTGATGAAATTTTCAGAACAGAAAGCAAACCTGATTAAGGCTCTTGTAGAGGCGCGCAAGGTAATGAGTAGCAGCGCTAAAAAGAACGCGCAAAACCCGCACCTTAAAAGCAACTATGCTAACCTTGAGTCATTCCTGAATGCCATCAGGCCAGCGCTTGAGGCCAACGGTCTTATCATCATCCAGAACGCCATTGAGAGCGATACGGTTGATGTTTTGAAGCTGGAAACAACAATTATGCATGAGTCTGGTGAATACATGTCTTCAGTCATGCCAATGCCGGTTGCCAAGAAAGATGCTCAGGGTTATGGATCTGCAATGACGTATGCTCGGCGTTATTCTATCGCCTCGATGTTTGGTATTGCCCAGGCCGATGACGATGGCAATGCGGCGCGCAAGTCTCCTAAAGATGCAGCTTCTCTCATTCGTTCAGCAGCAAACATGGATGAGCTTACTGCCATTTATGGTGAAGAATACAAATCATTTCGTGGTGATGACGCCGCCACTCGCGTAATCGTCGGCGCATACCAGGAAATGAAAGCGAAATTCATTGCTGGCGGCAGTGATTTTAACCCGGCCAAACTGGCCAAACCTCAACCTCAGCAGCCAGAACCGCAGGAAGAAACCAAAACCGAACATAAACCAACTCCAATTGAAGGATTTTAATAAATGGCTCGCGTCGTAAATAAAGTAATTAAAAGTTGACTTAATGGTTGTAAATTACTATATTGCACAAGGAGGTGCATATGAATGAGTTTGATATGTATTTGTCTGGCATGAGCATCCCTCAAATCTCCAATGAAACAGGAATAGCCATGTCAACATTGAGGTTTAGATTTAAGAAAGCCGGAATATTGAGAAGCAGAGGAGATGCAATAAGAATTGCTGCCGCAGAGGGAAGGCTTGGCTCAGGACTTAGGGGTAAAAAACGAGAGTTTACTGAAGAATGGAAGCAAAATATATCAAAATCAAAGAAAGGAGTTGGCAAGGGTCGCTCTGTAAAACCGAATGGTTATGTCGAGATAACTATGGGTGAAAACAAAGGAAGGGGAGAGCATGTCGTAGTTATGGAAGGCATTATTGGGAGGAGGTTGTTTCACAATGAATGCGTTCATCATATAGACCATGATAAAACAAACAACCATCCAAGTAACCTAATGCTTATGACGAAGTCAGAGCACGCATCATTACACGCCACAGAGAATCATAATGGCAGATTAAGAGATAAAAACGGGAGATTCAAGTAATGTCTTCGATTGGTATTAATAAGTGCATAATCCTTGGTCGAGTTGGTAATGACCCTGAAGTTAAATATTCAGCATCAGGCTCTGCTATTACCAACCTTTCTGTTGCAACATCAGAACAGTGGAACGATAAAGCAACAGGGGAAAAGAAAGAGCAAACTGAATGGCATCGCGTTGTTATCTTCGGAAAGCTGGCAGAGGTGGCTGGCGAATACCTGCGCAAAGGCTCTCAGGTATACATAGAGGGTAAATTACGCACTCGAAAATGGACAGATCAAAGCGGTGTTGAAAAATACACTACTGAAATTGTCTTGCAGCCGATGAACGGCGTTATGCAAATGATTGGTGGTAAATCAAGTGATAATGGAAACCAACAATCACAGCAGCGGCAACAGTCAGGAAGCAATCAGCAAACAGGATGGGGTAAACCCCAGCAGCCATCAAACACATCAAAACCACCGGAAAACGAGCCTCCGATGGACGATGACATTCCATTTTAATGAAGAAAGGGCCGAAAGGCCCTTTATATTAAACAGCTGTGCCAGTAGCATCTACCCATCCAGAGTTATTCGCATTCCGCCATATTGGCTTATTAAGTGTTGTATCAAAATATTGCATACCGATAACCGCTGTTGAACTTGGTCTGGCAGCGGTTGTCCCTGATAAAACACGTATAACATCTCCAACTTCTCGCCAGATATTTGTTGCCGTCTTAATGAATCTGTATACCTGACCTACCCTCATAGTTTTATCAGCATGATCTGCCAGATTGTTAACTAAAAATGATGAGCTATTAACAAGCGTAACAGTAGCTGATGCGTTTAGATAAATATCTACCTGCTGGCCTATCATACCCCCATCTAGTCCGGTTATTTGACTTAATGATGTAGTATTTATAGCGATGACACTAACCCCATCTACGTTAGGGGTTGTCGTAGCGTTACTAGTTACAGATAATCTACCTATTGTTGGAGTGTACTGTAACCCATACGTAGGCGGAGAGTTTATCCATCCTAATGAATGCCCATATGAAAAGCATTGATCAACCCATGGCTTTAACCTTAATGAAAGATAGTCTACAACAGCAAAATCATATCCGTATTTATGTAAGCGTTGCTGACCTGTACCATCTACCGGTGCGTTATCTGTCCACGCCAAGCAGTTGGAAGCCATTATGCGAGTTGCCCCTGGTAACGCTTCAAAACCTGAATATAATCCATCCCCAGTGCGTGAGTTGTTATATGAATGGCATGTATCCATCATTACGCCGTTAATGAGGTATCCAGGGCCAACGTTGTTATCCGCTCGGCATCCCCACATTTTATGATGAACTGAACTAGCGCTAATATATATCCCTGTTTCAGATATCTCGCCCATTAGTGCAGAGACATAATGGTTATTACCTGCTATTTTTATACCGCAGATATACGGCGCAGCGTTCGTTATTGAATTAAGGCCTTTTACCTGTGCGTTACCTTCCAGTCGGTGAATCTGGCAGTCTGATGCGCCAGATATCTCGATGGTCCCAACATAATCTGTTCTCACCCTGTTTTTTAGACATTCATTAGCAATGATGTCTTCAAAAAGTCCAATGTTTCCGCTTGCTTCAAGCCCCTGGTCCTGAAAACCGTAAAAACTACAAGACTTAACGCATATTTCAGGTCCACGAAGGCGAACACCGCCTGTGCTATTGGTGGCGTCTTTCGCGTCAAAATCTATACCAATTATGCCAAAGCTACGGGAAGTAACATCAGATTGTGATGCGGTTGCCGATGATATAATCCAGTCGTTAGCAAAGTTTCTGAATCTCGTAGACCCAGGGTTAGCCGATACTGAAAAAGCCCACGGCATAGCACGTCGAACGGAGGTCCCCCTTGCACCAACCAATATAACATTAGGTTTTGTTTTGACATTTAAATAATATTGACCAGCAGGGCAATGTATGGTTGCACCACCCATCGTATTTGCTGAATCAATCGCCGCCTGCACGTAAGATGACAGGTCTTCTGTGCTGGTGAAATTAACAATAGCATCATGTTTTGCCGCAGGTATAAAATCAAAGAGATTCAACACCGTACTCAATCTTGAATGTAGCGAATAAGCTAAAGTACCTGAGTTACCATGCTTGTAATCTACTAATTCAGAACCGTTTTCAGAAGAAAGTTCCTGCCTCAAATTAGCATCGCCAACGCTTACAAGATGAGTCACGTCTACCGCCCAAGAGGTGTTATCAACACCAGTTGTTGTATATGGTGGATTAGTAGCTGCATTTAAACGCCAGAACTCATTCTGATAACGAATAATCTGATTGCGAGCGGCAATTGTATAAGGCCCATTTTCATAATCTCCTAAAAACTGATAACCAGAGTTTAAGAGAAATTGCTGAAAATCAGACTCCCTTTGAGTTTGCGCATCCTGAAACTGGTTATTTCTACCAGTATTTGTCAGTCTCTGCACGCCGAATCTGTCGGTGTAGTAATCAGCGCCTCCGTTAACCTCTTCATCAACCTTTCCGGCGTTAAACTTCAGATCGCGCGGGTCTTCAGAAGGGATTGGCTTATTAGTTGGGGTAGTAGCCATCAGCTGCAATCTCCATAATCATTAATTGCCCTATTGTATCACGCAACAGGGTTGGTGTAGGCGTACATGGCGTCATTGTACTCAGTTACTGTAAGAGACACTGTGCCATCTGCACCTGGAGTTTTCTGGCTAACTGTCCATAACGTTGAATCAAGTTCAATCTCTGTAGAGATGGCATATCTTGATTCCGACTGAACATTAACACCGTCAAAAATGTTTAACTCGAAATCAGATGGTAATGCGCACTCGAATGTATTCAATCCAGTAACGGTGCAAGCCAGGCGTTCTGACACATTCCCATTGGCGCCAGTGATAACCACAAATAGGCCACTTCCCGCCGTAAGCTGTTCACTGGTGGTAAATACGTTTCCAGACCTTGATCGGATAACGCCTGTCTGCTGTACAGAATCATAAATGTCGACAACAGAAATCATATCGCCAACGTTCACCCACTCACCATCAGCAAGTGCCTTTATCTCCATCCCTCGGCGTGAGTACATCAGACGATTGCACTCAAGCATGGCTCTGTCTGTTGCCTGATACAGATTTCGAACGTATAGCATGTCGAATTTTTTCGGCTTAGTTGGTTCTCCAGGCTCTATACCAGAAGTGCCAACTTTATAATAAACGTAAGCCTGTTTGTTGGTGTTTGGGTCGCGGTACTGAACGCTTACGCCATCATATGACCCCGGCAAAGTCATGTCATAAGACATTTTATAGCCATCAGCCTGCGTGTTTCTGGTATTAAACACAGTTTCAGGGGTTGATTTTTGCTCATCTCTTGAAAAAGATAAAACACCATCATCCCAAAATACGGTTACACGCGCTGCATCACAGATAGTCTGAATTCGCTCACCGATCGATTTATCCTCATCGTCAAATGTGTAATCGAAGTACCCAAGACGTGCGTCAGGCAGCGCATCAGCTATTTCATAGAGCCTTCCCACGTCAATGGTGCTTTCAGGCTGACCAGCAGTAATAAGCCAGTTATGCAGCACTGAATCTGCAAAACTTCTTGATGGCGTTAACGTATAGTCGACTGTCCCGGTTGTTCTGTTATATCCGATAGTCCAGCGGGTAATCAGCGCATTATATTTGCGCTCAGTAACTGATGTTGGCTGAAGCGTGGCCTTCACCGTCACTTTAACAAGGGTGTCATCAGGATAAACCACATTCTCGCGGATGTTGATAGCGTGCGCCGCCTGCAACGTTACGCGGTTGCCAGAGTTTGAGTTGTTTGTCCTTTCAATGCTGATAGCATACTTAGCCAGCCCATAAGCAGGAGTTAATTTATACGTGCGATAATAGGTTTTTGTTGTCTGATTAAATGGGTTGTCAATACTGTCTGCGAGCTGCTCCTCGGTTCCTGGAATGGCATCCCCATTATCATCAACCGCCCATACTTTGATCAGATAATCTGCCGTGCCACTGGTAGGCCCAAGTTCAGACTGAACATGAACCCATACCTGCGTCGATTCCACGGCTCCAACATATGGGCCAACAACGAGCGCCTCATTATCCACAATCTGGAAATAAGTGTCGTTGATGGTTGCGCCGGTCAGGTTGCCAAGATTTGCACCGGTCAGGTTATTGAAGGTAAAATTATAGAAATACTGAATATCAGGAATTACTCCCGTCTCAGTTTCCTCAGCTGAAATGATGTTGCCACTAAGCTGAATATTTTCAGTAACTGGCCCGGATGTGGAGTTGTAGGTGATATTTATTGTTAATGACACAGAGTGCGGTAAAGACAGTCCCATGAAGTAATCGAAATCAGTGTTTTTTGGTATGACTATTAACAACTGACCGCCAGCATAATCGCCACTGGTAACAGATGTCGTGGTCGCTGTCTCTATCGGGGTGTCCTCTGACTCGTTCAGCCCTGGAACCTCCTGACCATCAAGCCCGTCGAACTGGTAAGGCTCAATGATTTGCCCGATCACATCACCTGGATTGTAGATGACATGAGTGGCGCCTGGTAGAGACCCGAGGTTTGTTTCTGCATAGCGAACCGATGAAATGGTGTATTTCCCAAGGCCAAAGTTCATGAACTCAGTGACGTACTTCAGATCGTCAATGTATTCAAAAAGTGACTCCTGAATCAGGTCAGGGAATGCTCTTATCTGTCCGAAGTTGTCAGGTCTTGCCTCTCCGTTTCGCGCAATATTGGTTTGCGATTTCAGGCTATTATTGGGTGATTCAACCGTAGTTCCGGTGCTGGTTGATGGTGTTGATGCTTTTGGCAGCAGAAAAGAAAGAACCTTTGTTACAGGCTTGAGTATCGTGCTGATAAGGTCGCCAATGGCGCCGCGAGGCTGACAGTAAATGTTAACAATATCGTTTTGCTTTAACGATATCGACAACTCATCATCAGGACCAAAAATGCGGCCATTCAGCGCAATCCTGATGTCAGATGGAAGGCCGGAATTCTCCAGCCATCTCCACAGATTAGTGCCAGCAGGAACATTACCCGTCTCTTTTGGAACTCCTGGCATCTTCTGAATGTGAATAACCGGCATAAGTCAGGAACCTTAATTTTGTTGATAATTTTTCGAGTGTTTTAAGGCGGTCTGTCTTGACTGCCGTTTTCTCTCGCGCATGCAGTATTTTATCACGACCCCACCATAGCGCGACATGTACCGGATGACTCCCGCGATAGGCAACCACCACATCGCCAATTTTTGGATGATCGGTGTCTTTCCAGAATGAAATTTCCCCATTGAAGCAAGTGACAAAATCGCCGCCACTTGAATATGAATCATCGTGATGAACGTTGACATTCATACAAAGACGATAGAACAGCACCACCAGACCCCAGCAGTCTACTGCGTCAACGTGACAGCATCTGTCGACGTATGGCTTACCAAGCATCATCCTTTCAAAATCGTCAAACGGTACGCAGTCCGGGGAATTCTGTGATGTCATAAAGTTTTGCCACGTTGCCATTGATTGGGTTTTTTATGGAGATGGAGACAGTTACATCAGACTGATCAAGCGTCACATCGTTAACATAAAGCGTATATGGTTTTAATGGTGTGTTTTTGTCAGTCTCGTCAAAGCGCTGGTATAACGCAGTGATAGGCTCAATACGTCCAGAGCCTGACCATAACTTTAAATATTGTTTGAAGTCATTAGCCAGTCGCGCAAACTTCAACGTGGCGTTGATTACCGGCGTGTTTGATTGCTGGCTTCTGGTTACATCCATACGCACTGGCTGGTAAGTTTGACCACCAAGCACAACATCAGAAAACTCATTGCCAACTAGCCGGACGTAACCAAATGAAGAATGATAAAAGGTTATTGTGTCATACAGCTTCCAGCTTGGCCTTTTTGACTGGTATTCACGCAATGTTGGCATTATGGATACTCCGGCAAATCCCTGTTAACAACTTCATCGAGCCATGAATACCATCTCTCATCAAGCTCAACAAGCACATCATCAAATTCATCCATGGAGTTATTGAGAGTTTTACAGATGACATTTCCAGCCCATGTGACGATGCCGCCATTGATGCTTGTCTGTACGGGGTAATCAGTAAAGTGTAAAGTCTGATTCTGTAATCCGCTGCCGCCAAGATCGATATCCATCGTGAACCATTCATTGCACTTGTTGAGATAGTTTGGGCTTCTCAACCACTGCATAAATGCCCGTTCCTGCCTGAGCGTAAAGACCCACGTAAGGCTCCATGTTACCGCAACGTCGGTCGTTAGCTTTTGAAAAATCGGCGCCCCAACCGCAGGCTGATCGCTGCGGAATGGGGTTTGAGTCGTCATGTTCTTGCTGGCACGCTGCGCAAGCGGTAGCCATGATGGGTAAGCTATAGCCATTATTCTGTTGCCCTTCTGGTTGCAGTGGTGTGACTGGTAATAGCGTTTGATATCGGCCCGCCAGCCTCGATATCTGCCACAATAGTCTCAATTGTAACAGACCCGTCACCATTATCTCTTGCGGTTGATGAGGTTGTTGCCCCGCTGCTGGTGTTGGTGACATTATTATAAATAACGATACCACTGCCACCGCCGGTAAGGTCTTTGTTGCTGATAACCTTACCTGAATCTCCGGGAATCATATACTGCTTACCTGTGCTGGCCTGGAAGATTTCAGGGAGGTTATTCTCACCGACCTGATACATTGCACCAGCCTGCGCAGGACCACCATTCTTTAATGCCCCGGCAACCGACAGGGCTTTAGCTACACCAACCGTAGAGGTAATTCCAGCCTGAGCTGGGATTGCGTTGGCCCCGCCTGTGGCAAGCGATGTCATCGCTGCCGCCGGGGCCATAGCTGCTGCTATTCCTGCTCCCTGAGCGGCGGTTACGGCAGATGCTGCCGTCATCCCTGCCTGCCCCATAATCACCGATTTAAGCCACTCCACACCCATCTGAACGAATGAGTTAATCACAGCGTTCAACACAGTGCTGCCGATTGACTGCAAGGCATCACTTACAGACATTGAGCCAGTCAGAACGCCAGTTAAGGCGTTGCTTGCTGTCTGGCCGAACGCGTCAAAAGCTGCGGCGGCAGCCTTGGTGGCTGCATTCTGCTGGCTCCACTCCTGCCACATGGCATCAAGACGCTGCTGGCGGTATTGTTCCTCAATGGCTGCTCTGGCCTGCTCAACCTCCGCTATCTTTTGCGGGTAAGCTACTGCGTAAGCATTTAGCGCTGCCAAATCTTTCTGATAATTTGTTTCAACGGCAAACATTGGGGATGTCTGCGATTTTAATGCAGCAAATCCTTTTACAGCTTCGGCTCTTTTTTTCTCCGCCTCTGCCTGAGCCTTGAGGGCGTTGGCATTATCCCATGCCTTAGCCTTGTACTCTCCAGCGAGCCTTATTTGCTCCTCTGTGGCGCCTTTTCCTAATGATTGTTGTGCCTGTAGTATTGCTTGCTCTCGACTTAGCTCTCTTGTGCTATCTGCTGTTAGCAATGATTCTTGCCGCAGTTGCTCAAGTTTGTTGGCGATATTCTCCTGCTCTGTGGCGGCTTTTTGGGCCGCTGATTGAGAATCATTTTGCGCTTTTTCTCTTGCTTTCTCAGCCTCAGTTAAATCATATATCTGACCTGCAAGCTCAGCAGCTCTGGCTATCTGATTGGGGTTATCAGTTACCTTAGCTGCCTCCATTCTCGCCTTTGTTACTGCCCTTTGTCTTTCATCCTGTATTTTTAAAAGTTGGTTTTGCTCCTCAAGATTGAGGATTATCTTGTCAGCTTCTTCTGTTGGGGGCGACACTTGCAAGGATTTTGGGTTGAAGTTTTGGCCTGCCTGATTTGCTCGGTTTATCTCATCGGCAGTCAGGCCAAATGCTCTTGCTACAGCGCCCTGCACCCTTTCAAGCGTTGATCCCTTCTCAATCAGGCTGTCATGCACACCCATAGACGTGAGCATGTTGTTTGTAAGGGTTCTGCGTGCTTCAGATGCGGCTTCCTGAGTTCTTGCTAGTTTTTCCTTGGCGTTCGCAAGGTCGCGCGATTTTTGATTCAGTTCATCAGTTTTATCTGATGCGATTTTTAGTAACCCGTTTCCTTGCTCTATTGTTGTTCCGAACAGCTTTCCTCTTGCGGTATAGTCATCAATCTCACCTTTAAGTTTATCAATGCTGTCTTCAAGATCCCTTACATATTCCTCTTGTGCCTGAATAGACTTATTAGCGTCGGCAATTACCCCCCTTAGCTGGGTGTTATTCATCGCCTTCATTGACTCGTTAACTTGATCCAAGCTATCAGCAAAGCGAATGGATTCTTCTCTGGCCTGCTGCGCTTTTTGCCAGAAGTAGAAAATTGCCCCCGCCGCTAACGTCGCCGCTCCTGCTGGGCCGCCTATCAATGAAAGCGCCCCTCTGGCAAGGCCAACCCCTACCGAAGCTGCTCTGGCCGCAGATGCCGCTCTCGCTGATGCCGCGGCCTGTGCGTTTTCAGCTTGCGCCAAAGACAATGATGCGGCGCTCGCTCTGGACTTTGCAGCTATAAGAGCATCAAGAGCCAGCGCCTCGGCTGCACTGCCTTTTGCTACGTTATATTCAGCCTGGGCAAGTGCGACAGATGATAGTGCCGCCTCTTTATCAGCGAAAGCTTTTCTCTGGGTGGCATTGGCGGCAAAGAGTGCAGATTGTGCCTGCTGATTCTCAGCTATTAATTGCTGTCTTGATGCCGCTATATCTGATATTTTCGCGGCAGTGGACATTGCCAGCGCGCCAACATACCGACTTCCCATTATGCCAGCTACAATGATAAGGGCGCCGCTCAGCGTCTCAAGGTTCTCACTTATTGTGATGACAGAGTCTCGGAACCCTGCTGCAAATGATTTAACCGTCGAGTTTTCGCCAAAGAACTTCGTTACGTTGTTGCCGGCTACCTGCAATCCCTTGGCGATTGAGACGGTGGTGTTGGCAAATTCTTTGCCGATGGCATCCCCTTGTGACAGAAGCCCCTTAACTACAACGTCTGTTGTTAGCTGCCCCTGAGCGGCCATAGCCCTCAACTGACCGATAGAAACACCCATCGAATCAGCCAGAGCTACCATGAGGCGGCTGCCTTGCTCTGACACTGAGTTAAACTCCTCGCCGCGCAGAACGCCGGAAGCGATACCCTGTGATAGCTGAATGATTGCGTTCTCAGCTTCCTGAGCAGTTGCGCCGGATACCGCAAATCCCTGGTTGATAATGGTGGTAAGGCGGGTTAAGTCTTCTGCGCTGGTGTTGTATGTTCTGGTTCCGCGCTCAAGCCGGGCGTAAAGAGTCGCCGTGCCGTTCAGGGATGACTGGGTTGCTTGTGAAACATCAAAGATCCGCTGCATAACTTCGGCCTGCGTCTCTCCAGTACGAACCGAGTTAGCGACTTTGTTATTCAGTTCAGTCCAGGCATCGGCGTAACTCGCAACCTGTTGCACAGAAAGCGCGGCCAGCAAGCCTTTAGCAACGCCAGAAAGGCTGGACATTGTTCGTTCCATCGATCCAATAGAGCGCTCAGTGCGGTTAACGCTGGCTTCAAGGCGGCCCATGCTCCCATTAAGACCGTTCAGTGCCGCATCAACTTCTCTTCGCGCTGCCAGTAAACGCGAAGTATCCATGTCGACTTCGTAGATAACGCTGCCAGCATCAAACGTTCCAGCCATTTACTTTTCTCCGGGCAATAAAAAACCCCGCCGGAGCGAGGTTATATATGTGATTAGTTATTTCACTTGCTGATCATGGATAGCACGGCAGAAATCACATTTTCCACTTACATGAAGAGGAAATTTCTTTTGCTATTGAATCTGCTCCAGTGAGGTCAAACTCAACTACTTGCATCGTTGAACCATATGGCTCGAACCCAAGGATCATTTTTTTATGAGAGGAAATATCCTTTATGAAGGGTATGGCCTTGGGGCTGAACGCCGCCTCGCCCCCCTCTGCAGCACTCCATCTCCGTTTCTGCGGCTTTCCTCCATCAAACCTGATGGTTATTAACGGGTCATCAATTCCCATATACTCATCTACGGAAAGATATGCTTCCGTTTTTCCCTCACGGCATCGCAAGATAATGGAAGTAGTTCTTTCAATTCCTTGTCTCATATAGACATCTGGTGACCTATTAATGGCTACAACATCAGTCATATCGGTCATCTTGTTTTCTTCTTTCTTAACCTGCCAAGAGCCTTCCGTTACATATTCAGCGCCGGTTGATACCAGAGGGATAGCAGCTACACACAAAGCCAAGATCGTCTTTTTCATTTTAGGATGTGTCCGTTTTGAATGTTCAGAACAATCCTATCAGGTATGAATGGGAACGACAAAACCCGCAGTTAAGCGGGTTTGGTTATCAAGGCGGATCTCTTAGCCGATCACAAACTCAGCCTTTGCGCCTCGAAACGAGATTGTTTTGTTCCCCGCCCGACGGCAAGCGTCAGCTATAGCCTTCATGCCGTACTCGACATTACCCAGATGTTTGCGCATCGCCACAATTTCAGCCTTCGGCGCTGATACATCAAAGCCTGCCTCTTCCAGAACGTTAATCAGGCGAATGGCCGCAGATGTCGAGTTGTCACCACAAAGCATCTCCATCGTCACGTCAAAAGACGGGGCGGTTAGAGACTTCCCAAATGACAGGTTGCCACTGCGAACCAACGGGTTGTTATCGATCCACCATTGAAGCGGAATGTTTACATCAAACTTAGGTGCTGGTAGCGTTTCCTGCTTGCCAAGGAATTCACCCTCAAGAGGCACACGCGCAGCGATAGAAAGCCTTCATGGGATACCCGAAGAAGCGAAAATCGCCATTTACAACGTGCTTTCGCAAGAACTTGAAGCAATTACGAGCGCCAAAAACGAAGAAATCGCAAAGATTAATGCTGAAACTGAAAGGTTGAATGCTACTGTCGCTCAAAAAGAAATGGACCTTGCAAATATTGGCTCTGTCATAGGTGCCATAGTCGTCGTTTTGGTCTTGTTTGTTTTGTTCATCAACTTGAAATAGAAAACCCACCGTTCGGTGGGCTTCTTCTCTGTCGTTTCGGGGTGTATCTGACTATCTGTCAAACTCTTTACCACCAGTCGACTTTAAGTATATAGACTTAATGTATGGCATTTTAAAGAGCACAGCCCTATCATCCATAGCTGTTCTAAGCATCATACTACGACACATAAGGCTTACCCCGCCGGTTACTTTGATGCATAATCCATCAGGGCTTTCGAATGTACTCATTTTCCCCTTCTTCCACATTATAAACGTTGCACCTTCAGGGATCGCGCCAATTGGCTGCACAGCAAAAAACGAAATGCTTGTGTATACAAAAATTGAAAAAGCGATAAGGATAACAACGATCACAGATATTGTTTTTTTCCACATAGCAACCTCAGCAACCAATAGTTTCGCCTGAATTTGTTATTGTGCACGTATTTCCATCACTGTCGGAACTATGGCAGCCTGAGGAATCACACCAACTTTTCACTGAATACTGATTCCCATCAGAGTCACTAGAAAACACCTCCGTCGAACCATCAGAATGATTCCTTGTTCCAGATGTTACAGAGTAATTATTACCTTCAGTATCGTAAGATGAGATGGTTGTGTCCCCGTTAGCCGCCTCGCTAGTACTCGTGCAAACACTGTAACCATCTGATCCAACGCACTCATCTGAATATGCGTAGCTAAAGAATCCGCTTAATAGAAACAACAATACAATCTTCCTCATATCCATATCCCCACTGGTTAGTTTTGGACAGATTAGCAGGGATAGGAG